AGATTCCGCAAAGATAGGTTCAAGTGGAGATTACGCACAGATAGGTTCAAGTGGATATTCCGCACAGATAGGTTCAAGTGGAAATTACGCACAGATAGGTTCAAGTGGAAATTCCGCACAGATAGGTTCAAGTGGAAATTACGCACAGATAGGTTCAAGTGGAGATTCCGCAAAGATAGGTTCAAGTGGAGATTACGCACAGATAGGTTCAAGTGGAGATTCCGCACAGATAGGTTCAAGTGGAAATTACGCACAGATAGGTTCAAGTGGATATTCCGCACAGATAGGTTCAAGTGGAAATTACGCACAGATAGGTTCAAGTGGAAATTATGCAAAGATAATGTCAGAGGGTAAAAATTCTGTTGTCATGGCAGCTGGTTATGAATCAAAAGCAAAAGCAAAAATTGGAAGTTGGATTACGTTAGCAGAATGGATTAGAACTGGTGAAATGGACAATGATGGTAATTATATATGGATTCCTAGATGTGTAAAAACAGAATATGTAGATGGAAAGCGTATCAAAGAGAATACATTTTATAAATTAGTTGATGGCGAATTTAAAGAAGTAGAAAGCGAGGAATAATTATGGCAGAGAATACGGCAGTTGCAGAAAAGAAAGAAGCTGAAAGCAGAGAGCTTGTGGCAAAAGATTTTACAGAGGGAATGGTTGTTAAAATCAAGCAGAAAGAGAAATTTGGCTTGACATTCCCTAAAGATTACAACTACACAAACGAGCTTATGTCAGCAATGCTTATTTTACAGGACACACAGGATATGAATAAGAAGCCTGTATTACAGAGTTGCACAAGGGCAAGTATCGAAAATGCGCTTGTTGAAATGGTTACAAGCGGCTTATCAATGCAGAAGAAACAGTGTTATCCAGTAGCATATGGTGGAAAGTTACAGTGCCAGAAGTCTGTATATGGGAACACTTGCATTGCTAGGAGATATGGACTTAAAGACATAACAGCAGAGGTTATCTATGAGGGTGATACATTCGAGTATGAAATTATTAATGGCAAGAAAAGTATTACCACTCATAAGCAGGATTTTGAGAATATCGACAATGATAAGGTCAAGGGTGCTTATGCAATAGCCACTATGGATGACAGAAGTATTCTCACAGAGGTTATGAACATCAAACAGATAAAGCAGGCTTGGAAACAGGGATATGGCTATAAAGAGAACGGAAACGGAACGCATCAGAAATTCACAGACCAGATGGCTATGAAAACAGTCAAGAACAGACTGTTAAAGCAGATTAACAATACTTATGGTTCTTTCTATGACGGAAATTACGATAATGAGGAAGAATTACCTAGTTATGATGAGCGTATGCAGGCTGATGTTGATTATGATATTAGGCAGAACGCTAACAGCGTAGATTTTGTTGAGGGTGATGTTATAGATGATGTGGTTGAAGATACCACTACAGAAGCAACCGAAAAACAGGCAGAAGATAGCACATTGCCACCATTTATGCAGGCAGAATAGGAGATTGGGTATGAGAGTATACGAGTTAATACAGGAATTAAGTCAGTACAGTGCAGATACAGAAGTTAGGTTTAATTTCAAGGGAAATTTTGAAGCTGATGTAAAGGCGACATTTGATAGAAGCAGTGAAGATGACGAACAGGAAGTAACCGCAGAAGTTAAGTTTGACGATTACTTAGATTATGAAGATATTAGCGATTACGAGCCAATGTCCTCAAGAACTTGGCAGAAAGACCCATTCATTGTTATTAATTTATCTTATTAAGGAGAACTGATATGAGAGTAATTTCACAGCACGGCAATGTTGATTTGCCTTACGAACAGATAGTTGTGTGTCACGCAATGGAAAATGTCACAGCACTACACAATGAGAAAGAATATGTTTTAGGCAAGTATTCTTCACAGGAGAAAGCGTATAAGGCTATGGAAATGCTTAGAAAAGTGTATGAAAATAATGTGTTTTATCATTGCACAGCCAATTCAAAGCGTTTTGAAGAAGTACAGAGTATTTTGAGTGAGGAACAATTTCAGAAAACTACAACAGAGTACTTTCAGTTTCCGCAGGATGATGAAATCGAGGTGTGAAATGATGAAACTTAAATGTATAGCCACAGGAAGTGCAGGAAATTGCTATCTGCTAACTTCCAACAGCGGAGAAACACTTATCCTTGATTGCGGAATACCGATTAAGGAAATTAAAAAAGGCTTAGATTGGAACATGAGGGGGATAAGGGGCATGATAATAAGTCATGCCCACCTCTAGACCACAGCAAGTCATTAAACGATTTTAAGCCTATGGGAATACCGATACTTGCACCATATTTAGGCAATAGCTGTAAATCAATGAACATGGGCGAATTTACAGTAAAACCCTTTGATTTAACAACAATAGGCGGAAATTGGACGCACACAGACGCAAATGGCGAACCATGTCCGATATATGGCTTTTTGATTACTCACAAGGAAATGGGAAGAATGCTTTACATAACCGACACAAATTTAATCAAGTGGAGATTTAAAGATATAAACCATATTCTCTTGGGTGTGAATTATGACAAGGATTTAATCGACAGGGATAACACAGGCAAGGCTAATCACGTATTCAGAGGTCATTTATCCATTGACACAGCTTGTGATTTTGTTAAGGCAAATCATTCAGATAGCTTGCAGAATGTCATAATGTGCCATTTATCAAGTGAAAATTCTGATAGAGATAGTTTTATCGAGAAGATGAAAAAAGTTGCTTGTGGGGCGAATGTGGATGTTGCGGAAGCAGGAAAAAGTTGGGATTTAAAAAATCCTAGTGAGTGTCCGTTTTAGAAAGGAGATTATATGTCAAGAGAAATTTGCGGAGAATGCAAATATAACAAGTATTCTACAACAGAAAAGGAATTTTATTGTAGCAATACCGATAGCGACAATTACGGAATAGCGACTATGTATGATGATAGTTGCGAAGATTTTGAAGAAAAGGACGATTAAAGGCAGAAAGGAGACGTAATGGAGAGATTAACAAAGACTTACTCAAATGGAACACACGGAGCTTCTGATAGCTTACCTTGCGGAGAAAACAGTTACGATTATAAGAATTTGCTGATAGAAAGATTAGGCAAATATGAGGACTTAGAGGAACAGGGCAGACTTGTTAAATTGCCTTGCAAGGTGGGAGATACAGTTTATTGTATTTTCAACAGATACACTAAATGTACATTTAACAATGAGGAATTCGATGAATGTAGTTGCCAAGGGTGCGAGTATGAGTGCGACAGCAAAAAAGAAAATTATGTGCAAGATATGAGGGCATATAGCCTTGATTGGATTGTAACAAATTTGAAGAGTTTTGGCAAAACTGTATTCTTCACAAAATCAGAAGCCGAAGCAAAACTGAAAGAATTGAGGTGCAACAATGATTGATTGTAATGTTTGCAAGCATAAAGATTGTATAGAATGTAAACACGGAGAGTTGCTCGAGAGGAACAATGTGTCAGAACCTAAAAAAATATCAGTTAGTAACGGAAAAGAATATTGCGGACATTGTGGTTATTTGTGTGAATATGCAAGAGGATATAAAAAGTTTTATTGCATTAGGTGTGGCGGACTTAATTTAAGAAGTTGGAAGAATTGAGAGGCATATCTGGAATAGACCTCTTGAAATGTTTATGAGCGAGGTTGATGAGGAAAAATATCCTAATGCAGAACAGAAATACAGATTTGAGTTAGTAGAAAGTGAGGAAAATAGATGAATCGTGTGATTTTATGCGGAAGAGTTGTTAGAGAACCGGAAATTAGATATTCACAGATGGCAAATGGAAGTATGGCAGTAGCAAGATACACATTAGCCGTTGACAGAGCTTTCAAGAAAGAGGGCGAACAGGCAGCAGACTTTATTAACTGTATTGCATTTGGCAAAAATGGAGAGTTTGCAGAGAAGTATTTACATCAGGGAACTAAGATTATCGTTGAGGGTAGATGGCAGACAGGCAGCTACACTAACAAAGACGGACAGAAAGTCTATACTAATGATTGTGTTGTTGAAAGACACGAATTTTGTGAAAGTCGTGCTAATCAGCAGAATAATAACAGTAATGGAATTATGGGCGGTAATGCTAGTTCAGACAGCTTTATGTCAATTCCAGATGGCGTAGCTGATGAGGGATTACCATTTAATTAAAGAGGTGTGATTTGATGATTTGCAAACATGGCAATTACGAAAATGGTTATATTTTTACAAGTACAAGCACCGATAAGGATTTTCAAGAAATATTAAGCAAGTACGATAAAGTCCGCTGCGTTATTTGTAATAGCAATACAGCTAGAAATTTTCGTGTTGGATTATGGGGAACAAATATTATTACAATCAACAGCAAAATTAATGATGGGTGCTTTTTTATTAATCGAATGAGGTGAATATATGAAAGAGAATGAAGCAATTAAAGAGTTTCAGCAGAATATTGATATGCCATTTGGAAGTAACATATCAAGAGAAGCGTTTGAACTTGCAGTATGGGCGCTTGAAAAGCAGATACCAATGAAACCTGTTTTAAAAAATGGAGAAAGCGGGAGTTTTGTTGATTATGAGGACGGACACGGAGAATACAAAGTAACAAAATGGTAAGATTGGGTATGCCCTATTTGCGGTTGGTTTGTCGGACAGAGATATAATCAGTCTCAAAACCATTCGCACGACCAAAAAATTGATTGGAGTGATGAAGAATGAATGAAGAATTAAAACCGTGCCCATTTTGCGGTGGAGAAGCAGAGATGCTTAATTATAGTGAAAACGAATGGCTAGTACATTGCCGTATGTGTGATGGAATGGTGGAAAGATGGAGAAAGACGGAAAAAGAAGCAATAGAACAGTGGAATAGGAGGGAAAATGATGAAGCTGATTGATGCAGATAAGCTAATTGATAAACAACCAACGGTTTTTAGTATGGGAGCTAAACCTATTGATAATTTTGTAAATCCTTTTGAAGTAAAGGCAGGTGGTAACGCTTGAATTATCAAAACATAGCAAGAGCCAAGGCAATTGAACAGGAAAACAAAAAGCGACTATTGAAGTTGAATCCAAAACTGAATGATAAAAGCGGAATATACTTCTTGCTCCGAGAAGATGAAAACGGATTTAAGTACGCTTATATCGGACAGGCGGTACATACACTTAGCAGATTGGCAAGCCACCTTGTAGGTTATGAACAGCACATAGACCTTAGCTTACGCAAACATAAGCTGTACGACAAAGAGAAAAATCCTTATGGTTGGCGAGTTGAATTTCTGAGTTTCCCCGAAAGCCAGCTTGACGAAAAGGAGAAGCATTACATCAAACTATATGCCGATAAGGGTTATCAACTTAGGAATGTCAGTTTAGGCGGTCAAGGAGAGAATCGTGCTAGTGGTTCAATAGGCGAGAGAAAAGCACCTAAAGGCTATATGCAAGGCATACAGCAAGGTAAAAAGGTTTTGGCGAGGGAATTATCCTCTATCGCTGAAAAACACCTTACAATCCGCTTAAAGCCCGAAAAAGAGCATAACAAGGTATCGCAGAAGCAGTATGAGAAATTTATGGATTTATTGAAAGTGGGTGAGAACAATGCTAATTCCGAAAGTTAAAGCCAAAGAGTTTGAAAAATTCGGATTTAAGAAATTTAAGGGCGAATATGGTAAGAATGGTTGCTATTACCTTTGTGTTGCAAAAGGTGTGAAAATGCTTTTTGTCAGCGATGTGCGTTTTGATGTTAATAATTGGATAGATAACGACCCGAGAATACACAAGGACGCAAATTGCCGATACAGAGACCGCAGGACATATCTTGATATTATTTATGAGCTAATCAAGGCAGATATGCTTACGAGCGATTGTTTGAAAGCAAGCGATTCAGAATGAGCAACAATGCAAATATAGTAATAGCACAGGCTTTAATGATGAGAATTAAAGATTATGCAGAAAGAGCCTTGGATGAAAAAGATGTAACGCTTGATGTAGCTATGGCTGAAATACGTTATACAGTTGACGCTTACGATGAGTATTTTCAGACAGGCAGAAAACCACAGTAACTAACTAAAAATCAAAGAAAGGAATAGGTTGTCGCGACATAAAACCAAGGTTTCCTTTTGGCAGATTTAGAATGTATAAAAAGAAGATTAAATGTGAGATATATCGTGATTCAATGCAGAATTACAAGAAATATGCAATACCGCCAGCACAGCTTATTATTGCTGATGTTCCTTACAATGTAGGAACCAACTTTTATGGAAGTAACCCTATGTGGTACAACGGTGGCGATAACAAAAACGGAGAAAGCAAACTTGCGAAAAAGGCGGCTTTCAATTCTGATTTTAACTTTAATTTGTATGAATACTTCCATTTTTGTTCAAAAATGTTGAAAAAAGAGGACACAAAGCCTATCGCAAGGGGTAGGAGTAGTAACAGTCCTTGTATGATTGTATTTTGTTCATTTGAACAGTTGTCAACATTGATTGCCGCCGCAAAGAAACACGGATTTGTTAATTACATACCGCTTGTATTCTGTAAAAATTACAGTCCACAGGTGCTTAAAGCTAATATGCGTATCGTAGGTGCTACGGAATATGCACTTGTACTGTACCGAAATAAGTTACCGAAATTCAGAAATGGCTTGCAGATTGATGAAAACGGAAAGAATATCAGAGGTACAGGACATATGGTATTTAATTGGTTTGACGGCGGTAATGAAGCGGAATGGGGCAGAACTTACTATAACAATGGTTCATATATGATGTGGGAGAAAGACGGAAAAGATGTACCGAAAATTCATCCGGCACAAAAGCCCGTAGCAGTCCTCAAAAAGCTGATTGAGATTTTTACAGACGAGGGAGATGTAGTTATTGACCCTTGTTGCGGCAGTGGTAGCACGCTAAGAGCCGCCGCAGAGCTTGGCAGAAGTGCATACGGATTCGAGATTGACAGAAACTTTTACGAGCGTGCAAAGAATGAAATGCTTGTATTTGAAAAGGACAGTCAAATGAATATAAGTAATTTTATAGGAGATACAGTATGAAAGACGAAACAAAGCAGGAAATACAGATTCTACTTGGCCTACTCAAAGGCAGCCTTACAAGAAATGGTGTAAGTATGGCAATAGACAATAGTGGTAACTTGATGTTCTTTGATACAACAGCTTATATCAAGAGTAAAGGCAAGGAATTTGACGGATTCAGGGTTAATATCAACGATTTAGTAAGGTAACAATGTGACAGAACTTGAAGAGGTAGACTATGAATAAAGGTTGGATAAAATTGCATAGGCAACTACTGGATTGTTGGATATGGAGAGTAAATGAACCATTTGACAAGCGTTCAGCTTGGGTTGATTTATTGCTCACAGCCAACCATTCAGATACAAAACTATTATTCAATGGAGAGATAATCACGATAACAAGAGGGCAGATTTTAACATCTGTCCGACAATTATCGGTGAAATGGAATTGGAGTGTAAATAGAACATATCGTTTTCTAAAAATGCTAGAAAACGAAAATATGGTGCAAAAAGAAAGCAACGATAATAGAACACTTCTAACCATAGTAAATTATAGTGTTTTCCAGTTTTCAGAAAACAGTAACGGAAACACTGACGAACACACCAACGGAAACAGTAGCGGAAACACCGATAGAACACTTACGGAAACACCAACGGAAACAGTGACGGAACACATACAAGAATGTAAAGAATGTAATAATGATAAAGAATTAAAGAATGATAAGAATATAAAAGAAAAAGATATTACTAACGTAATATCCAAAAAGAAAAGTTATTATCCAGATGATGAATTACTTGATGAAGCATTTAACGAGTATGTGACAATGCGTAAGAGAATTAAAAAACCTATATGCACTGACAAGGCATTGCATAGGGCTATGAATACCCTTGAAAAGTTGTCTGGTGGAGATAATGACTTAGCTGTTAAAATTCTTAATCAATCAGTAGACCATTGTTGGCAAGGATTATTTGAACTGAAAGAAGATAATTCTAATAAGCAACAAGGCAAGAAAAATGTATTTGATGAATGGAAAGAGGCGATAGAATGACAAAAGAACAGGTTGGCAAACTTTTAATGACAATACAGGCTTATTATCCCAACTACAATCCGCCAGATAAAAAGATTGCTATTAATGCTTGGTATGTAATGCTTGCTGAATATCCAGAAGATTTAGTTTTGCAAGCATTAAGAGCTTGTATTGCAACTAATACTAGCGGTTTTGCACCAGATGTAGGACAGATAATGAGTAAGATACAGACTATATCGCAGCCACAGGAACTTGACGGAATGGCAGCTTGGGGATTGGTTAGTAAGGCGTTAAGGAATGGCACATATGGGGTGGTTGAAGAATTTAACAAGCTACCACCACTTGTAAGACAGGCGGTTGGTATGCCAGACAACCTTAAAAACTGGGCGACATCAGATTATCAGACGATAGAAACAGTAATACAATCAAATTTTCTAAGAACCTATGAAACAGTTGTTAAGCGTGCGAATGAAATAAATCGTATGCCAGACAATATCAAATCACTTATCGAAAAGACGAATGCAAATTCGTATAAGGCTCAAATCGAGCAAAAATTCCAAAGAGATATAAATACATTACAAATTAAAGAAAATGCTCTTATCGGTCAAAATACAAACGCAGAAGAATATATTGAAGCACCTAGAGAGATACAAGATAGAATTGACAGAATGAGAGGTTGATTTTTAGTGGAAACAACGCCAATTAGTCCACAAATGAGAATGTATTACAGGCGAAAAGAAGCCGGATTATGCGTAAATTGTGGAAAGCCACTTGATATTGCTGGGGTTAAATGTAGCAAATGCCGCGACAGAACAAACAAAGATAGGCGAGAACTTATTAGTTGGTATAAAGAAAATGGAATATGCCCTATATGCCGTAAAAACAATTTATTTGGCGACGAAAAAGAATGTATTGAATGTTCAGCAAAGAGATACGCAAAAAGAATGACATGTTATAATTTGAATCCCGAAAAGTTTAAAGAAAAAGACAGAATCGAGCAGAAAAAAATACGCGAAAAAAGAGCCGCTAACGGTTTATGTGTATATTGTGGCAAGGTTAAAAGTGACGAGAATTTTAAAACATGTACCAAGTGCCGCAATAAGCAGAAAATCAAAAAAAGAATAAGGGATGCCAAGAAAAATTACAAACTTGATATTAAACGCGAATGGGTAATGAATGGCAAATGCTGGTTTTGCGGCGAGCCGGTTTATAATCATTCAAAATTATGTAAAGAGCATTACATTAAGTCTTTAGTTTATGCAAAGAAAAGCAAGGAAGCGAGGATAAAAAATGAGCAAGCCAGAACAGCGAAGATTTCAACAGCAAATGATGAGAGTTCAAGAAAATAAAATTAAAAACAGGCAACAAAAAGAAAGTTTTACATCAGCTTTAATAATTTTTTGTTGGGTTTTGCATGACAAATTTGGATTTGGCGGCAAAAGATTAGAAAAACTTGTAGACGAGATACATGAGATTATAGAAGCATACAATGGTGGATATATAAATGCAAAAGATTTAATTGAACAGTTAGAAAAGGAAACAGGAATAAAATTTTAATAAGGAGTATGGCTTATGAAGTTTTCAGAACTTACTAAGCCGGAGCTTGATGCGATTTTAGAAAATGCCAATTTTACAGAAGAAGAATTGAGAATATTTAAGTTGCTATCACAGGGCAGAAGCATTACAGAAATTGCTATGCGGCTGTCTGTATGTGATAGGACAGTTAATCGCAAGATAAATAAAATTAAAAAGAAAATAAGTAAGTTGGAGGGATATAATGATTAAAATTACCCAGAACGGCGAGAATGTAAAAACAGAAAGTATAACGCTTTCAGACAGCTTACTAAAGATAATTGCAGAGATAATTGACAATAAGTAAATATGTGTTACAATGTGCCGTATAACGTGATAAATGCGGCACATTTTTATAAGGAGTAAAATATATGGAATGTGTTGCTTATATGAGAGTATCTACTGAAAAGCAGGCTGTTGAGGGCAATGGACTTGATAGCCAGAAAAGAGATATTGAAAATTATTGCAGAAAAAATGAGTTAATTATATCAGATTGGTATATTGATGATGGTTACACCGGCACTAATATGGATAGACCGGAGCTTCAAAGACTTGTGAACGATTGTAGCCGTAAAAGAGTAAGCTGTGTTGTAGCTTTTAAGCTTGATAGGCTATCAAGAAATATGATTGATGGGATATATCTTATCGAGAAAGTGTTTCAAAAGTATAATGTCATGTTTAAATGTGTTCACGATTCTGTCAGTTACAACAGCCCTATGGAGCAGGCTTACACGCAGATGATGGCTGTATTTGCACAGCTTGACAAAAATACTATGATGTTGCGTATGCGTGGCGGTATGCTTGAGCGAGTTAAGCAAGGTTATTGGTTTGGCGGCGGTAATTTGCCTTATTGTTACTCATATAGTAAAGAGCAAGGCATATTAATACCTATTCCAGAACGTGCGGAGCAAGCAAGGAAAGCACTTGAATTATTTATATCCGGATATTCAGACGCCAAAATTAAGGAAATTTGTGGTTTTAAGTCCGAAATTGTAACAAGGAGCATCTTGACCAGTGTTGTCAACGTCGGAATGATACCCTATAAAGGCAAGGTGTATCGAGGCAGGCACGAAGCTGTTTTTGATAAAGATAGATTTGAGCTCGCATTAGAACTAAGAAGGTCAAGGCGTTCAGCAAAAGTTTCCTGCATAACCGAACCTAATCTACTTACTGGATTATGTTATTGCGGCATTTGCGGCTGCAAAATGCGTTATCAAAAATGGGGCAGTAAAAAGCATAAGATTTATTGCTGTTCAAGAAATAAATCGCTTTCATATCTGCCTAATTATAATGCAAGCTGTAATAATTCGCTTGAATGGGCGGACGAGATAGAGAAACAAGTAGAAGAAGAAATTCTTAAAATATCACTTGATTTATCATCTTATAAGCCAAAAGAAAAAGCGACTAAGCTTGAAATTATGCAATCGCAGCTTGAAAAAGAGCAGACTAAGTTGAAAAGATTATACAATCTATACGCTGATGGGAATGATACTGTCTTAGAAATGATTAAGGAGCTTGAATCACAGATTAAAGAAACGAAATTAAACATTGCTGCTGAAAGCAAAAACGCAATTAATACACAGAAAAAGGAATTTGTTTACGAGAACATAAAAAAACTTGCCGACATTTGGGATAAGGTCGACAAGAAACAAAAAAACATGATACTTAAGACTATAATAGATAGGATTGTTATAGTCAATGGAAATATTGAAATACAGTTAAAGAATTTTTAGCAGAAACTTAATGCCATGGGCATGGCATATAGGAAGTGCTAATGCCGCATTTATCACGTTTTTATAATTGCATAATTTTAATAATGTCGCTTATGTATCATATATATGTCTATTATATGTCGCTATGAGCGTCTTTTTTTATGCCAAAATATAATCAGAAAGAGAGGTAGTGCAAATGTTTTCTGATGAAGTTAGAGAAAAAATCTTGAGCAAAGAAGAATTACAGAAACTTGACTTAGTGACATTATCTCTTGTTATCCACGCAATCGAGGAAGTTTTAGAGGAGGCAGACAATGAACAATCCTTATCAGACACCTATAATGAATAATTATTTACCACAATATGGAACATATCAATACAACCCTATGGCAAATATACAGAGATTTCAGTCACAGGAACAGATACAACCGCAAATCCAACAACCTATGCCACAGCAGATAGTAGGCATTAACGGAAGAATAGTACAGGCGGTTGAAAATATTAATGCAAATGAAGTGCCTATGGATGGCTCAATGGCATTTTTCCCAAAGCAGGATATGTCGGAGATATATGTTAAGGGTTGGAATGCTGACGGAACAATTAGAACGATTGTGTATAAGCCTTATACAGACCCTAAAGATAATCAGACAGTAAATTCTATGGCTAATGCAGAAAACGCTAAATTTACCCTATCAGACGAAAGCACACAGCTATTCTTAAATAAGTTTGAAGAGTTATCGGAAAAAATAGGACAGTTAGAAGATAGATTTGATAAATCTTTAGGAACACAAAGAAAAACTTCAAGAACTCAAAGCAAAGGCGGTGATGAAGAATGAACCCAATTAACATTTTTCAGATGATGAAAGCTGGTCCGCAACAGCTCATACAACAGATGATGGGAAATAATCAGATTATGAGTAATCCTATGATGAAAAACACTATGCAGATGGCACAGCAGGGCAATGTGCAAGGCATAGAGCAAATGGCTAGAAATTTATGCAAAGAAAAGGGATTAAATGCAGATGATGTATTTAATCAGATAAAAAGCAGATTTGGTAATTAGTAGCATATTAGATGTCTTTGCAAATTACCTAGGTGACATCTTTATGAATATATTTTTAGGAGGTAACAATATGTTTTCAAACTCAAATTGTGCCAGTGTACCATTAGTCGCTAACATTGACGGCAACGGCAATAACGGCGGATGGGCTGACGGCGGATGGCTCTGGATAATCGTTGTATTTGCATTACTCTTTGGATGGGGCAATGGCGGATTTGGCGGTTTTGGTGGCAACAATGGCGGTGGCTATGTTGCGACAGCTGCTACACAGGCTGATATTCAGAGAGGTTTTGATAACCAAGCAGTTATCAGCAAGTTAGATGGTATTTCTAATGGACTTTGTGATGGATTCTACGCTATGAACAATAGCATGCTTACTGGTTTTAATGGTATTAACACAAATATCATGCAGACTGGTTATGGCATCCAGCAGGCTATTAACGCTGATACAGTCGCTAATATGCAGAATACAAACGCTTTACAGGCACAGCTTGCTAACTGCTGCTGCGAGACGAGAGAAGCCATTCAGGGCATAAACTACAACATGGCAACTAACACTTGTGCTTTGCAGAACACCATGAATAGCAACACAAGAGACATTATTGATAGCCAGAATGCAGGTACTAGAGCAATTCTTGACTACTTATGCCAGGATAAGATAGCAACACTTACAGCAGAGAACAACGATTTACGCAGAGCTGCTTCACAGGATCGTCAGAGTGCACTACTTACAACTCAGATGGCAGCTCAGACACAGCAGATTATCAATGCAGTAAATCCGTCCGCTATTCCGGCATATGTCGTACCTAATCCAAATGCTTATGCATATGGTTGCGGTTGCAATACAGGTTGCGGATGCTAAAACTTAATAATTGAGTATCTTAATTGAGTTTAACTCGATTATGTCTGCTATGCAGTATTACTTGCAAACACAAAGGGCAGACTATAATGTTTGCCCTTATTTTTATGAAAGAGAGGTAAAAATAATGGAAATAACAGGAATTGCATTACAAACAGTTGCCGCCGGAGAAGATGTTGCATTTACAGAAACACCAGTATGCGGTAGCAAATGTATAGTCCACAGACAGGGAAGCGGAATTATAAAGCTAAGAGGTATTACCAATCAGTGCAAGGCAAGATTTTTAGTATCTTATAGTGGTAACATTCAGATACCTACAGGCGGTACAGTTGGAGCTATATCACTTGCCATTGCAGTAGATGGAGAGCCTTTGCAGTCAACAAGAATGATTGTAACACCGGCAGCAGTACAAAATTTATTTAACGTTTCGGCTCAGGCATACGTTGATGTACCTTGTGGCTGTTGCAGTACGGTAGCGGTACAGAATACATCTACACAGGCTATTGAAGTACAGAATAGTAATTTGATTGCAGTAAGGGAGGCTTGATATTATGCATAAATGGGCTAAACAGATTATGGAATGCATCAAGGCAAAAGTTGAAGCAATCGGATTAGATAGCTTTGAGGGGCAGAACCTTGACGATTTAAAGGACTTTACGGAAATAGCGAAGAATATAGCTTGTTTTGACAAGGATTACAGAATTGTTGAAGCTATGGAAAAGTCAGAAGATAATGAGGATATTATGCGTATGCTTGAGCAGTACGAAGATTATCCGGACAGAAGATATTATGACCACTACCGCTATGCAAATGGCAGATTCGCCCCTAAAGGCAAGGGAACATACCGCAGAGGATATGAAGAGCCGCCATATTACCATATGTACCCAGAAGCAGAGCATATGAGGGATATGGATAGAGATTATGGCAAGATGTACTATACAGAGCCAATGTCTGAAAGTAATTACGACAGAGCAAAGAGAAACTACACAGAAACTAAGGAAATGCATAAGGCTAATACACCAGACGACAAAGAGCATAAGATGAAGTCACTTGACAGCTACACTAAGGAACTTGCAAGCGATATTACAGGTATGGTGGCTGATATGTCGGCAGAAGAGAAGAACTTACTTAGAACAAAGTTAAGTACTCTTGTATCTAAGATATGATTTTAAGGGCTATGAGTAGCAATATTCATAGCCTGTTTTATTCAGAAAGGAGCATACAGATGGTTTTTAGCATTAATGGTACAAATTGGCGAGTGCAATATAAAAATTCAAATTCTGGCGAATTAAAGCGGTCAGATGGCACAATCAGTTTGGGTGTAACCGATAGAAATGCACATACAATTTACCTGTCAAATGCCTTGCGTGGATTTATGGAACGCAAAGTGCTGATACACGAAGTATGCCATGCAATCTGTATGTCCTATGATGTGTACTTGCCTATCGAACAAGAAGAGATATTGTGTGATTTTGTGGCGACTTATGGCGATGAAGTATTTGATATTGTTGATATGGTGCTTGGAGCAGTTAGGAGAGTGGGATAATGAGCATTGATGAGCTGTTAAAGATAATTCAAAGAACTAATCCGACTATGACAAAAGAATTATTGATATATGAGCTTAGTCAATGCCGGTATGCAAGCAAAGCATTGATTTATACAGAAAAATGTTGCCAGAAAAAAATAAACTGAATTTTTTGAACGCCCCCAGGTACGGTATTTTATATTCGCAATTTCGATTTTGACAATTCCCCAAATTTGGTTCAGATTTCGTTCAAATCCTACTCTAAAAATTGAAAAAATTTTCTCATAAAATACAATGTGAAATTTTTGAAACCCCCGTCATATGCAATTTTGAAATCCAAAAATCGGTTGAAAACTTTTATCAGATTTTGACCTCTATTTTGTTCAGATTTACCCCGGAAAACAGTTCCATAATTTTCACAGTTTAAAGTACTAAAGTCCAATGCCTAAGCCGTACCTTTTACAGGGTGTATTGCTTTTTGATTCGCTTAGCCCTGTTTTCGCCCTTTTCATAAGGTTTAATATAAACGACCTTGCCGCTTTGATAATGGCGGAAATGTCCCCGAACTTCCCAGCAGCTGACAAGCCGCCGTGGTTTTTTGCTTTTAATGGCGTTAGCTGTCTTATTATTCGACACTTTAAATTTTATATTATTAATTTTAATTTCTTTTACGACATTATCAACATTTTTAATATTTTCGTTTTGCGAACTTTTAGCCTTTCTTGACTTTCCTCCTTTTCTTTCAACTTCCTTAATTTCCGGGTGTTCCAAAAGCCAATTAATCCAAGCCGTAGCACGAAAAAAGAAATTCAAACATTGTCCTGCTTGCGGAACAACATCATCTTTGTAAGCTGTAAGTTCTTCGAGCTTGCGTTTTTGGCGATTAAAAATTGCTAATGTTGCATCGCTATAATCTGTTATAACCAACTTTAAATTTCGGTTGCAAGTAACCGGAATTTTGCAAGTAATTGAACATTTCCACAGCCATTTTTTATAAAAGTTGTCGAAAATTTCAGCTTTTAAAATCAGCATATTTTCACTTACTTCGACATCAAAAATAAAACGCTCCTGAAAGTCGTTGTAATCGGCGATAAACACGCCATTTTTTAGAATTGGGATGTATGTTAATACATCAGAATCTTTTATGTTAGGAAACCAATTGACGGAATCGTCAAATTTGGCGGCGATACTATCAAGTTTTTCACTCTTAGCGGCTAATTCATTGCCTTTTTGCTCTCGCAATAATTGTATTTGCTTTTCTGTTCGCATTTAAAAGACCTCGTTCTCTTTTTCGTACAATTTGAGAAGCTCGACAGCTGGCATCTTCACAAGTTGTTCACCCGGTTCCAATTCAAATTCAGTGTCTTTATCATCCATAATAAAATTATAGTCTGTGTAAATTGTAACGCCATAACTTTTTTTAGCAATGACTTCAATCATCAAGTTGTTGCCGAATTCCGCAATATCCTGTTTTAATTCTTTTATCAAATCTGTGCATTCAAACGACACAGATAAACCCTCACTATTTACAAACGCCATTTTTTCTCCTTTTCAATGTTTTTTGATTTTATTATACAACAAAAAAGGCTACATTTGTAGCCTTTTTATATTTATTTTTCCGCAAGCTGGGTTCTTTGCTTGCTTAAATATTTATCTATTGCGTCACTTGCAAAGTCTTGCAAATCACACACTTCCATGTTGCTGGCATGGTCGAGCTTGACAAAATCCGCATATTGTGGATAGTCTGTCTTGAATTTGTTCAAGGCGTTTTCATCCTCGCCGAATTCTCTTACAAAGCCGGCGAATTCACAGCAGAAATCTGAATACTCTTCATATATCCGCTCGCATTCCTCAATACCAAGAAACGTTCCATCATCATAATCGATGATGTCATAGTTGATATAATTTGACACGTTACTATTAAAACCCATGTCAAATATTTCTTTAATTTCTTTTTTCATAATTTACCTCCATATTTTCAAAATTTTCCGGTTATTCCGGTAAAAGCAAGCCGAGGACTCGAACCCCGGAAAACGCCACAGCTTGCCTAGTCTGCTAAAATCTGCCTATAATATGATTATCTATCAATGATTCTATTTCCGTTTTTGTCTCTGATAAAATCATCAGCGGATTTGTGAAAATGTTTGAAATATTTTGTATTGTCAATTCTACAAAAATAATCTTTATCACTGCTTTTATATGTGTTCTCTGTCAACTTTTCCAGATTGTTAACGTTGATATATAACAACTCTTCCGTATATGTATCTAATATTTTGCCGATTAAATCCTCAACGGCTGCCGATGTATTGGAAGTAAAATATACTTCTTCTGCTATGCAGTCGCTACCATTGTACAATGATACTGTTATATCGTTTTTTGCGTTTTCCATGACATATATCTGAATATTTCCGACTGTTTCAAATTTTTTCATATTTTCTGCCTTTCTGGTCTGCCATCATCAGCACCGGGAGACCGTCCCGCGGTGGACGCTCCAGAACGGAGTGTTTCGGCTTTATTTGAAAATCTCAAGAAAACCATTAAAATTATTTACCGGAAGCGTGCAGCCTCTTTTTATCGCTCCCTCTGCTGTGATTTCGTGATATTTGAATTTGTCCGGTTCTGTGCTTATTCCATAAAAGCTTGCAATTTCTAAAATGTCGATATACTCGCAGTTGTCAGAGTTCAGAGAACCAACCAGACCAATTACAACGCTGTTTTTTGTATTTGCTATCTTTGTAAATCTTCCTGTTATTTTGTTGTTCATAATATCAACCATCCTTTCATTGTGTGCTTGTCTCATCAGTGGCAAGGTTGCAACCCTACACCAGACCGCCGCAAGGCGGTTTCGACTTAATCAATTTTTTCAATTCCGTTTTTAATGTTTGAAAAGTGAAATAGTTCTCCGGTCTCAACATTTTCAAAAATTACCGTACCTGCAAATGTGTCAAATGATGTAAATATATCACCTTTCCAGTCAATCCCAATTTTTCCGTTTTTCTCGTAAACATTGAAAACCTTTTCAAAGTTTCTTGTCTTGATTTCCTTTTTATCTGTTCCGAATAAATGTACTTTGATTATGTCGTTTGTTTTCATTATTTTACCTCCTCAATGTATATTCTTTCTTCTGCTCCTGTTTCGTCATCCTCATAGATTCCATTGAAATCATCAAACCAGCTCTCAGCTCCTCGGCGGCTGTATGTCTCACCGCCTAATAAAATTTTACCGCTTTCTGTTACAAGTCTGTATTGTTTATCCATATTTGCGCCCTCGCTTTCTTGTTCTTTATTTGATACTTGTATTATAGTAAATATAAGGCACAAAAACAATATGTAATAATACACAAATATAAGGCACATACAACACTGTTTTATTGTACAAAATATATAAGGCACAAAATAAAAAAACTGCTATATAATAGAAAATAAAAACAATTCTTGACATAAGGCACAAAAACAAGTATGATATAATCAACTTGTATATAGGAGGTTTTGAAAATGGAGGAAGAAAGGAAGACAACAGAAGCCCAAAGAAAAGCAATTTATAAATATGACGGACAATTTGAGCGGGTGAATTGCCGTTTTGAAGTTGGCACAAAAAAACGCATTGAAAAGGCTGGATATAGTAGTATTAACAACTTTATTAAATTAGCAGTTGCGGAAAAGTTGGAAAGAGAAGAAAAAATTTTAAAATAAGGCACGAAAAACTATTGACATATAAGGCACAAAATGATATTATAATTATACAAATTAAGAAAGGACAGCCGCAAGGCTGGAAAGGTGGAAAGGATGAAAATAATTGAATTATTAGACAAAGTTGTTGAGCTTGGATTTGACAGAGAAAAGGCACTTGCAGACATAGACGCAAGCCTTGACGAAATAATCGGAGCAGAGAACAGAAAGCCAATCACAGAGGAAGAAATAAGCGAAGAGCTGGCAAATGATATTTTGTTTGGCTTTGAATGTGAAAAGGAAAATTAATCAAGAAAGGTTAAAGGTGTGAATATTATGGCAGTGGCAAAAACATGGAAAGTCTACGGAGTAGATGGGCATAGACAGCGTGAGAGCTTCAACAAGTCACGCAAATATGACTTTTCTGAAAACGGAAAAGTAAGAATGTTGGAGGTTAAAAATTCCGATAAGACAGGAACAAACGAATACAGTATCTTTTCTGTCACCTGTGACACAGAAGAAGAATGTATCGCAGAGCTCGAAAGGCAGCTTTCTGATGGAATTTTTGAAAATTCCAGAGTTGGGAAAGTTGTGGAGATTTAAAATATATATTTTAAGCGGTGTATATCTGTTATACATCGCTTTTTTAACGCCTATTGATTAATTATATTTATTGTGTTATTATGCCAATAATTAAATATATAAGTTTTACACCCGATAATATTAATATTGTTATCGGGTTATTTTTATGTTATTAATATAATAATATTAATAAGCTGGATAAGCTCCAGCAGAAAGGGGAACACATGGAGAAAGTACGGGGAACACCAGACACGCCCGAAGTATTTCAAAACGACATAGAACTTTATTTATCGCAGTTTTGCGAAGAACACAATATTGAAGACATGACCAAAGAACCGCAAAGCAGATGGAATGCCACTCTTATGTATATAAATAAATATGTTTTTAGTGATAAAAGCATATTAAAGTTAAATAAGAATATTAATAAAAATAATACTAATTGTATAATGGATAGTAATTTTTATATGTATGATTTAGATAAATTAGAGTATATATTATATATATATTATTATTTATGTTCTGTATATGATAAAGAGTGTAGTATAATGGGATATAGTTTATTAACTGGTATTAATTACGATACATTAATGGACTGGGGAGCAGATGAAAGAAAACTAAGTACAAAAGGATTCGACATCGTGCAAAAATTGCGGCTTTTTCGTGAAGAAAGTTTATCAAATAAGCTTGCAACCGGCAATAAAAATCCGGTTGGAATTCTGGCAATACTCAATCGTCATTTTGCTTGGAATCTTCCCGGTGTCAGCAGAGAAAGCACCACAAAGACTGTTAAAACAGCCGCAGACCTTCCACGGCTTGGCACATCTGGAGACGTTCAAGGCTCTAATGTTCGTCAAATTGCACAACAGGAAATCATTGTACATGATGTACAAGAACCCCCACAAAGTCAGTAAACAAGCGGATTGTAGCGTTTTTGATATGCAATAACATCACTTCGCGAAAGTCGGGTTTGACGAAGTGATTAAAACGAACATACGAACGCCAAACAGCTTTAAGCCTAGCAAACAAGCGGATTGTAGCGAATCCATTAAATTTACGCATAAAAGTAATATTGGCAATTGCACAGTTCTTATTGCACGCCGCAAATGGCTTTGGGGGTGGGGGTTAGAACATGCGTTCGATTTTGCCTTACTAAGTCCCTCAAATTACGGCAAAAACAAAAAGCCCCTTGCATATGTTTTAAATATAATATATATAATTTTATCAACAACCCATATATTATATATAATTATTGATTACAGGTTTATATAAATTAATTAATAAACCCACTATACAAATCTGATAAATAGGTGTATAATAGACACATCTTAATTAATCACAAGATATTCAATGAATACACACATCAAAACGGCTAATTCAGCCGAGTAAATTCCAAAAAATTTCAAAAAAATAAAAAAGAGTTAGGAGTTATAAATGCAGGGCAATGAATACCAAAAATTGGCTATGCGTACTAACGATAAAATGGCTCATCATAGATTAAGTACCGAATTAACCGGTAAACTTCCGCTTAGCCCTCTAACGGAAAACAATGCTAAGTGTAGCAACATAAATGACATAGCAAGACTTCTTAATGGCGTCTTAGGTTTAACTGGTGAAGCTGGCGAAGTATCAGACCTTGTTAAAAAGGGCATATTTCACGAAAAGGGAATAGACCTAGAACACCTCAAGAAAGAGTGTGGCGATGTAATGTGGTACGTTGCTATGGTTTGCGAAGCTTGCGGATTCAACCTTGATGATGTAATGCAGACAAACATAGATAAGCTTATAGCACGTTATCCGGATGGCTTTGATTCTTACAGAGCTAATCACAGACAGGCAGGTGATGTTTAATGGGAAATGCTGAAAATAACGGATTTTGCGTTGATTGCACAAACAAATCATTGCTATTTAGCACAGAACCATGTAAGAGTTGCGTTAATAATGGTGGCGAGGAAGATAATTTTACTCCACTTAAAGATGTTGCTCCTAGTACCAATGATAAGCCGGTAAATGACAATGTTAATCATCCAAGCCATTACGCAACCGGTAAATATGAGTGTATAGATGTTATGCTTGAGATATTCGGTGTTGAAGCTGTTAAAACATTCTGCTTACTCAATGCTTTTAAGTATAATTACCGAAGTGGTAGAAAGAATGGCTTAGAGGACATTCAAAAAGCTAAGTGGTACATTGACAAGTACATAGAATTATCAAAATAATATTTAATGCCGTGTCTGACCAATGCGTATAAATGGTTACAAAAAATAATACACTGCGGCAGTGATGAATATATGTCAGAGAATAAATCACAATTTTGCCATTTCGCCAAGCGGTAAGGCACAGGATTTAAAAACGGAGAACAATCAAATGTCAAAAGCAAGGATGGATGATTTTACTCTTGAGCAATTAACCCAATTAGTTGCTGAAAGTAATTCATTTAATGATTTAATTTTAAAACTTGGTTATAATACTCGTAGTGGTTCTAATCATAAGACTGTCAAAAGTAGGTTAGGCAAATATGGTATTAACTATAGCCATTTCAGTAATCTTGAACACATTAAAAGAAACGAAAAAAATGTTTTTATTGAAAACTCTACTGCAACACAAAGAGTGTTAAGACATTGGTATAAAAAAGGGCAATACACAGAATATAAATGTTCAATATGTGGAATGAAACCTATATGGCAAGAGAAACCACTTGTCTTAATTCTCGACCATATTAACGGACACAATACCGATGATAGGCTCGAAAATCTTCGATGGGTTTGTCCTAACTGCAACATGCAATTACCTACAACTAATGGCAGGAATAAAAAAAGAAGTTCTCAAAAATATTGTATTGACTGTGGCAAAAAAATTAATTTAAAAGCGATTCGCTGTAATAAATGTGAGGGCAAAAGACGAGTTGAGAATAATCAAATATTGATTTCAAGGAGAGATTTAAAAGATATAATAAGAAAAGAACCTTTTGTTAAAATTGCAAAAGAATTTAATGTCTCTGATAAAGCTATAGTGAAATGGTGCATAAAATACAATCTTCCCTTTAAGAAAAAAGATATAAATTCTTATTCCGATGAAGAATGGGGATTAATATAGAATATTGCACTTTGGTGTAATTGGTTAGCACATCGCATTTTGATTGCGACAGTATCAGTTCGATTCTGATAAGTGTAGTTCAGCTTACTTTTTATTGACAGTCTATCTTTGCAACCAAGATGGACCTCCTTTCAATATTTACCTCTTTGGATTTGTTCAGTTAAGGGTAGTGCAAGACTATCCGAGAGGTTTTACCTCGCACAGAGGCGTGAAATTCAACTTATCAAGGATTTTTCTTAATACCCCCGACTATTTATTACAAAATTCTTGATAGCCGTTACAGGCGGCATATGCCGTGTGTCCGGTTGGTCGAGGAAGCAGTCTTGAAAACTGTCTGGGCGTAAAAGCCTCCGGGGTTCGATTCCCTGACACGGCGTTTTGGAGAAGCGGCAACGATTGGCGGTGTTGCAGCAGACTGTAAATCTGTTCCCTCGCGGTAAACATTGTAGGTTCAATTCCTATCTTCTCCATTGGCGATGTTGCCAGTACACCCCTAGTGCGTTTATTAGAGAAATGCAGGTGCTAATCAATATGCCGGTTAAACTTAGTACAGGGAACTGGATTGAGCCGCTTGCGGCTGACTAAAAAATCCTTGGGTGGTGATAACCAAGTAAAAAACCACCGCTTGCCGATATGGGATAAAGGTATTCCAGTAGCTTGCTAAGCTATCCAACAGAAATGTTGTTCGTGTTCGATTCACGATGTCGGCGTTCTCACATATAAGTGAAATGGAAATACAGTTGTTGGTTACCTGTATTATCCTAAAACCAACCTGTATGTGAGTTGATGTGTGGCGGAATGGGTAAACGCTAACCGGTGGTTAAGAGAAAGGTGTGCGACAAGGATTGCTAGAACAAGTCTGGTAAATAGCTGTAAGCAATCACACCTATAAATCCGTTAGAAAATAAAAATCCATCTATCCCTATTCGTAGGTGCAGACTAACTGACGGAATCTCATGTGTGGTTCAAATCCACACCACATCAAGCGGTCGGGTCATTCCCGAATAAGCAGGCGTTGCAGTAGTCCCTGCTGAAATAATTAAAATGTTTGTATTGGTTGATTTGCGAACAGGACGGCAAATAGCGTAATGAAGTGCCATAAATACTTTCCAACACAAGAAACTGTACAACGGATAGTATGCAAGTGGGTAAGCAATCAAAGAAGATGACTGGTAATAACATTGCCAAGTGATAGGCAGGAGTCGTCTGTAATCAGCAACAATGTATTTTCAGAAACCAGTTATGCAGGTTCGATTCCTGTCTATCCGATTACAACAAACTAGCTTGACGAAGCGAAAAGCACTTCCGCTGTGCCTGTTTGTTGTTTTTATCAATTAAGCGGAGTATGTATCACAGGCATACATAAATAATATCAAGCGGAGGTATTCGATTATGGCAACAATTAGAGTGCATAAAACAAAAAATTACACAGTTATGAGTAATACTCATTTAAGGGATAAGAATTTAAGTCTGAAAGCAAAAGGATTATTATCTGTAATGCTTTCATTGCCCGATAATTGGGATTATTCAATAGCTGGGTTAGTTGCAATAAGCAAAGAAAATGAAACAGCCGTTAAATCGGCTTTAAATGAGTTAAAAGATAATAATTATGTTGTGGTTACTAAGGAAAACCCGACAAAAAGCAATGGTGGAAGAATAAAGTACACTTATGAAGTTTACGAAGAACCACATAAACAGAAAATAGAAAAACAAGATACAGAAAATCTAGGGGTTGAATGTCAACAGGTAGAAAACCACGGACAATTAAATACTAATGAATTAAGTACTGATAAATTAAATACTAATGAACAAAATACTGAAAGATTAAATACTAATAAGGACAATACATCAATTAACATTGATGGAGAGGTACATACATCGTTTTCAGAGAAACCGACGGCAAGAGCTGTCACAAGAGATGAAATGTTGCTTAAAGAAAAAGATATGGTTAATAGGTTCAATAACATCTGTGACGACGATATAGATAATTCAGCTATATGTGATTGCGTTAAAGATGGATTTAAGATGTATATGCAGTTATATGAAATCTATTTCCACAAAGTACATCCAATACTTACAGATAAGACATTAAAGAATGTATGTTTTGTACTATCAACTATCACAGATACAGAACACGGACATTTCGACGCTGATGCTATATACGAAACAGACGATAAGGGCATTACAGTTTTACAGAGAATGATTAACGACCATTTCATCAGAGAACATAGAGAAAGCACCAACTACTCGATAACACATTTTGCTAATACTGAATATCTTGGCAAGCTGGCAAATAGATTTATAGAGATGTAAAGGAGTGATTATTATGGCAGCAGGCGTACACCCACTAAACAAAGATAAGTTTTATGAAGCGATTAACTTATACATATCGGGGCAGGCTTCACAAGTAAAAGCAGCAAAAGTAGCAGGCTGTAGCGTACCGACATTTAAGAAATACGCTAACAAGATTTATGGCGGTGAAGAATTACCGGATAATTTATGGGGGAAGAAGTGATATGTGTAAATTTTGCGAGGAAAAATTTCCTGTCATAACACATTATGGCAAATTTAAGATTGATAAGTTGTCAAATAAACCTGTAATTACATGCGACTTGAATAAATGTCCGTCCTTTGCGGTATGTATCAGTAAAGATATGAATGTTGAAATGGTGATGAAAATATCTTATTGCCCTATCTGCGGCAGAAAGTTGGTGAAAGAATGATATTGTGTAAAACAGCATTGTTTATTTACTATATCTTATCGTTATGGCTCATAAAGAAAGCCAAAAATATTAGGGAAGTCACAGAAGTGGGGTTTTTAAGTATTATATTTCTTTTGACAATGATTGCAGCGAATATTTAAGCATATAGAATAGGTGGTGGAAGAATGAATGAAACTATTTTATATATTTCAAAATCAGAACAGGATATACAAAGTTTTCTGAAATATCTTCAATCAAAGCTAAAAGCAGAGCAAAAGGAATGTACCCTAGATGAAGAACACGATATTTTAAAAGTGCCAAAATATTATGATATTGTCGGAAAGAGTATTCATGGGAACATGCTTGGTGTGGGCTACGGATATTGCAAATATTATTGTTTTTCAGAAGCATATAACAAAGATAAATACAGCAATGCAGAAAATGAAAGGCTTAAAGAAATTCTTATGCACACAAGAAAGGGTGCAGAGAGAATATCGGGGCTTGATATTTTATGTATGCTAGGGTTGGTTTAATAGGCGGTGGAAGAATGAAACATCAAAAAGAATGGCACACTTGTGACAGGTGCGGTGTTGAAATCGAGTACAACTATAGTGCTGTTGCAAATATTGAGGTAGAAAAGCAATCATACAGCCTTGGTATCTGCGGAGTTATTTATAAGAGAAAAACGCAAAGAGAAAGCAAAAGTTTTGAATTATGTCCTAAGTGTAGGAGAGATTTTGAGAGGTTTATGAAGAATGAATAATATTGACAATCCTTTATCAGGGTATCAATCGCCACCCGAAGAAGCATTGAGAAATTTTGGAATAGATATTTCAAGAGAAGTAGTAGAAAAATATGCTTTGGAAAATTTTGGCAGACTGCCACAAAGCCATATTGAAATGACTTCTGCTAGGGATTCTAAAATAATTGAAGAAACAAGGAGATTTATGAGAAATGATTAATGGGCTAATTATTATAACTACAACATTAGTGGCAATTCCAATTATTTATTATTTTGTTGATAGAATTGTCACAAATAAAAGAATAAAAGAAAATCAAATTGCTTGGGATAATTTCAGTAAAAATATGACATATGACGAGAAAATTGAATGTTATTTGAAATGGTGCAATGAACATAGATGGCAAAACGGGTGGCATAATTATTATTTTCCAAAATTTTAAGGAGCAAAGTTATGAAAATATCAGAAATGAATAATTGCATTGAAGAAATGCGAAAATGCTACAATTTTAAAGATGATGAAACAGAAATTAGACTTACAGATATGATAAGCTATGATGACAAATGTGTTTGTGTTAGTACAAAAGATGAAAATGGGACAACAATTGTAATGACAATGCATGTAGACAAATTAGTAAATGTTTAGTTGCTGATTATCAGCGGAAAGGAATTTTTATGAAGAAGAAAATTATAGCAGTTGTGTTAGGACTGGCATTGTGCTTAGGAATGACCGGATGTGCGTCATGGAACAGAATGGTAACAGATATGAAAAGTGATGTAAATGGCGGTATGCAGAGAACCATTACTGTATACACGGCAGATGGAAAAGAACTTGCAACATACGAGGGAAAGATTGATATTGATACAAACGGTGGTGGATATGTTAAGTTTGATTTCGACGGTAAGAGATATATCTACTACAACTGCTTTGTAGAAAGCATTGCAGATATTGATTAAGTGATATTACCGGCTACAGATTGATTGTAGCCGCTACCCTAAAACAGTTATAGGCAGAGGTCTATAAGCACCTTTGCTGAAAAGTGGAGGTGCTTTTCTTATGGCTAGTCAGAGCCTTATTTCTACAATCAATGGATATGAAAATTACATAGAGAAAAATGGAATAGATGAAAGCGTTATGGACGCATACATAGAAGCGTCAGAAGTGGCAATTAAGACCGAAAAGGATATCCAATATGGACTACAACTAACAAAACGCTGCAAAGAGATTATAGAGCGGTTTTGCGTGGAGCATAGCGGCGTTGGAATATGGGATTTAGAAAAATATGCTCAAGACAACGACGAAGAATATCCATTAATTGATAAATGGTATAAAACTCTTAAAACTGAAAGCTATTATGATTTTGAGAGCTTTATGTTTTATATGGAGCGGAAAAGACATTACAGCAAAAGGTTTTATTTTCCAAGACGGCACACTCTTAAAATAGTTGTCAATGATTTGCAAGACCTTGAAAACAGAATAATTAAATTTTATGGATTATCAATGCCGTCAAGAGTTGGAAAGTCCACAATTTGTATATTCTTTCTTGCGTGGGTATCATTACGCAGACCCAATAGCCATTCAGCTATGGGCGGTCACTCTGGAATACTTGCAAAAGGCTTTTATAAAGAACTTATGAACTTGTTTACTACGGAAGAATATACATTTTCTGAATTATTTTATTTTTGGAATCCAGAATACGCAAATAAACCACTTGTAACAGATAAGAGTGCTGATGAATTTACAATAACCCTTGGAAATCCAGACAGATTTGCGACAGTTACTTGCCGTGGTATTGATGGAACTTGGACTGGTGCAGTTGATGTATCAAAAGATGGATATTTGTATGTAGATGACTTGGTAAGAGATAGAGAACATTCATTGTCACCTATGCGAATGGAAAATACTTATCAAGAATATCTAAACAAGATGGTTGACCGAAAAAACGATGGGGCAAGAGAATTGATGGTAGGTACATTATGGAATGTCCTTGACCCATTGGAACGAATGAGAAAACAATACGAAAATGACTCTCAATACAGATTTAGAAGAATACCGGCACTTGATGAAAACGATGAGAGCAACTTTGACTATGAAATAAATGGCTTTTCAACAGCTTATTACAGAGATATGAGAGAAAAACTTGATAAAGCTGAATGGATGGCTAAGTTTATGCAAAAGCCTTATGTTCGTGAGGGATTGCTATTCCCGGACAACGAATTGAGATTTTTCAATGGAGACTTTAACGATGAGCTGGAAAATAAAGAACGAAAAATAATAGCATTGTGCGACCCGGCTTTTGGCGGAGCTGATAATTTATCAATGCCGGTATGTGCTGATTTTGGCGGAAAGCAGAAATATATTATTGATTGGGTATATAAAAAAGGCACACAGGCGGTTACAGTTCCGTTGGTTGTAGCAGCTATCAAGAAACATTACATAACAGAATTACACATTGAACAAAATGCTGGTGGAAAACTAATAACGGACAGTATAAAAGCTGAAATGAAAAAGCAGAATGTATATTTTTGCAGGATTATTCCATATTACGCAAATACAAAACTGCCTAAAGAGGAAAAAATCAAAGGATATTCTGACAGAGTAAAAGAAACTTTTATTTTCCTTATTAGCAGGCAGTATCTTGCAATAGATGATAGACCAACTTACATAAGAACACAGATGTATCAAGATGCTATGGATGAATTTACAATGTATACATCAGAGGGTAAAAATCCACACGATGATGCAAGTGATTCGATAACACAGCTTGCAATAGTAATAGATAAAAAAGCAACGCAAACAGTAATTATGTCAAGTCCGATATAACAGGAGGGTTTTTATGATAACAAAGGAAGTTTTATCACAGTATTCAGACTTACAGGAAGAAGTAAAAGAAGTAAGGTTAAAGATAGAACGGCTTGAAAAGGATATAAGCAAAATTGAAGCTGGAGAAATGGTTATAGATTCTGTTAGCGGCGGCGATGGTGGCAAACAGCATTTCAAGATTGAGGGCATACCATTCCCGGAGTACAGTAGAAAGAAAACACTTCTTTATGCCAGAAAAGCCACATTGCAGTTGCTTGAAGATGATTTGTTGGAAAAAACCAATGAGGTTGAACAGTTTATTACAAGCATTGATGATAGCAGGATGAGAAGAATAATTAATCTTAGATTCTTAGAAAACAAAACTTGGATTCAAATAGCACACATTATCGGGGGTAATTCTGAAAGCAGTGTAAAAATGGCTTTTCAGAGATTTATTGAAAAAAAATAAAAGTTGTTACGATTGTGACGAAAAAATCTTGTATTATTATATTGAGCAAAAGCAAACTTCATAAACATAAAACAATCCTTTATCAAAAAAGCACCGTTACTTAATTGTAGCGGTGTTTTTTTGTTATGCAATGAGGTGGAAATATGAATTTTTATATGAATAAAGATAAATCAATTATGTGTCCAAACTGCCACAAGTTTTTGACTAAGGCAGACAGTAAAGACCCAAGAACACATAAATTAGCGTGCAAGCATTGCCACAAATGGATATGGTATGTGCCTAACGATGATGATGATTTTCAGATTAAGGAAATACCACAAAGCAGGAGTTCAAGCGGTATGACATTTTATTAGAGGTGTAGACAATGCAGACAGGAAGAATTGCTATTTATACAGGTGCAAAAGAAATAACGCCTGACAATATAATACCAATTTTGCGTGAAGCAATTTTGGAACATGATGTTAATTCTAACAGAATACAGTTTCTTCTTGATTATGACGCAGGAATACAGCCAATAGTTAGGAAGAGCCCAAAGACTTACAGACCAGACATTGATTGTGAATGCTGTGATAATGTGGCTAACGAGGTCACAGAGTTTAATTTAGGATTTAAGTGGGGAAATCCTATAACGCTAGTTCAAAACGGCGACAATGAGGACTCTAACCTCACAGAAGCTATAGCAGAATTAAACAGTTGCTACGAATCACAGAATGCAAGGCAGAAGCAACAGGAACTTGCAAGATATGTTGAAATCGGCGGTGTTGGATATGTCCTTATTGATGTGAATACAGAATATGAGGATGGGGAAAGCTATTTCACATATGATGTATTAGACCCAAGAACAACATTTGTTGTAAGGTCAACAGCCTATAGTGATAAGAGGGTTATTCTTGCAGGTACTTATATCAAAGACAAACATAGCGGTACAAGATATTACACCTGTTTTACAAAAGATATTCGCTATGAAATTACCGACGGAATAAAAATCACTAACGGACCAGAAAAAGGAAAAACAAAATGGGGATTTTTAGAGAGAAGTGGGGAAGAGAACCCATTACATAAAATCCCTATTATTGAATATACAAGGTCATTTGATAGAATGGGATGTTTTGAACGGCAAATATCTGAAATGGATAACTTAAACCTACTCATTTCAGATTTTACAAATGATGTTGAACAGAACACACAGGCGGTATGGCATACAAATGATGTTGATTTCCCAGTTGAACAGGAAACAACAGTTGATAAAGATGGAACGCAACGCATTACTGAAAAAGTAAGAAAGCCAAAATCTGGAGAATGGATGCAGACCTACACATCAGCAGATGGCAAAACTCCAATAGTTGAGCCACTTGCAATCAATTACGATTACACAGGTATGCTTAATAATATCCAATCAAGGCGACAGATAATCTTGCAGAAATGTAATGTGCCACAACGAAATGATAATAGCGGTGGAAGTACAGGAGTTGCAATGTCGGACGCAACAGGCTGGTCACAAGCAGAAACAGCGGCGGCAAAGCAACAACTGATTACAGATGGCTGCAAAATGGAAGAGATAAAAGTTGTTCTTGCAGCTATCAAACTGTCAAACAATGTTAACAGCAGCAATCCATTGCTTAAATTAAGGGCAAGAGATGTAAAACCTAACATTAAGCGACAAAAAACTTATGAAATGTCAACCAAGGTTAATGCTATGGCAACATTGATAAGCCATGGATTTAGCCTTAAAGATACAGTTGATGCAATTCCATTCTTTGATGACCCTAACGATGTTGTAGCGAGAAGCGGAGAAATGGTTAAGGCATATCAAGACAGCATAATTAACAAAGATACACAGAATCAAGCAGAGGGCGGAGATGGTGAACAATCGCCTAATAAAGACCGCACAATGCAAGACTTATCAGACCAGACAGAAAATAGTCCGGTTATAGATAAGAGCAGAACAGATAAATAATTGATATTGAGCCACAGGGCAGAAAATGCCTTGTGGCTTTTTATATGCCCTAGAGAAAGGGCAATACAAATATCGCAAGAAGTTGAGAGAACAACAAAAAACGCAGAAAGCAGAGGTAAAGAAATTATGGCAGATGTAACTAACACAACAACAGAACCAACAACTAATAATGAGCCACAGAATGAAGAGCAGACACCTAGTGTAGAAGAACTTATGGCACAGCTTGCTAGTGAAAGAGCTGAAAAAGAGAAGTATAAGAACGCTTCCGATAAAGCCAGTTCAGAAGCAGCTAAGTACAAGAAAGAACTTCGTTCAAAGCAGACAGCAGAAGAACAGGAAGCGGAAGCAAAGGCAGAAGCTGAAAAGTTGCAGGCTGAAAAGTTCGAGAACATGAGTAAAGAGCTTAATCATATGAAAGCTGTCAATGCTTATCAGAAAGTTATAGGTGATGGAAAGGATATTGATTCTTTGATTGAGGCAGTTGCAGATGCAGACCATAGCCTTATAGCAACTGTAATTGCTAATGAAGTGCAAAGACAGGTTAAAGAAGCTAAGGCAGAGTGGCTTAAATCAAGACCGGCTATTAATGCAGGCGGTGGAGAAGAGAGCACGATAACACAGGAACAGTTCAACAAGATGAATTACCACGAAAGAGTGGAGTTCAAAAATAAGAATCCAGAACTTTATAAGAAGTTCACAGAGTAGAAAACGGAGGTAAATAAACTATGCCACAAACTAAGTTAGCAAATTTAGTAGACCCACAGGTAATGGCTGATATGGTATCAGCTAAGTTGCCAAAGAAGATTAAGTTCTCACCTATCGCAAGAGTTGATACAACACTTGTAGGCAGACCGGGAAGTACAATCGTTGTGCCAAAGTATGCTTATATTGGTGACGCAGAAGATGTAGCAGAAGGTGTTGCTATGGGTACAACAGTACTTACAACATCTACAACAGAAGCAAAGGTTAAGAAAGCGGGTAAGGCTGTAGAGCTTACAGATGAATCAGTATTATCTGGTTATGGCGACCCACTTGGTACAGCTATCAATCAGATTGCTATGTCAATCGCTGCAAAAGTTGATAATGACAGTTATGACGCACTTTGCACAGCACCTATTGATTACAACGGAACAGCAGCACCTATCAGCTATTCAGCAGTTGTAGCAGCTAATAGCAAGTTTGATGATGAATCAGATTCATCACTTACAAAGATATTGTTCATTAATCCAGCACAGGAAGCCACATTGCTTAATGACGCTGATTTCAAGAGCAATGACAAGTACCCACTTAATGTAATTATGAATGGCACTATCGGTTCTATTGCAGGAGCGCAGGTTGTTAAGTCTAAGAAAGTTAAGCTGGTTAAGTATGAGCTTGATGATTCAACAGGAACAATCAATGTTGTAGCTGATACAACAAGCGAGGATGCAACTAATGTTCACCTCGACACAGCACTTGCACATACGCTCAAGCCAAAGGGTAAGGAAATCAAGGTAGGTAGCAAGTTAAAGGCTGTTACAACAGAATTCTACGCTTGCCCTATTGTTATCGTATCAGCAGAAGACCCTAACGAAGACACAGGCGCAGATGGTGTATCAGAGGAAGAGAACGCACTTACAATCTATATGAAGAGAAGCGTTGAGATTGAATCTGACAGAGATATTCTTGCAAAGACAACTGTTATCTCTGGTGATGAACACTATACAGCTGTTCTTAGCAATGATTCTAAGGTAGTTCTTGCCAAGTTTAAGGCGTAAAGGAGTGATTGTATGTTATTAAGACGACACAAAATCAACGCCGCAAAGCAGAGCGAAGAAGTAACAGCAGATAATGTAAGACAGGAAGCTGTTTATGGAGATGAGCTTAAATATGAGGAAGAGCAGGACAAATTTCCTGTTCAACCTACAAGCGATTACACAAAGACAGCTATTAAGCGTATGCCAACAGCGGACTTACAGACACTTGCCTTAGAACAAGGCATTGAGAACGCAATGGAGCTTACAGGAGCAGAACTTAAAGAACTGTTAATTAAAAAATTAGGATTATAGGAGCTGAATTATGGAATACACCGCATTGGAGCAAGTTAAAATCAGACTTAAACAATTTCATATTGATACAGTCACAAATGATGATGAAACAACATCTGATGTGGTAGTGTTCGATAACAAAGAAGATAATCCGATAATCGAACAGCTTATTAAACAGGCTACAGAAGATGTAAAGGCAAAAAGAAATTACCCTGACAGCTACACAGATGAAATGATAACCGAGGACTTGAAGAAATTTGAGAGTGTTATTGTTAATCTGGCTGTCTACGACCATTCACAGGCAGGTGAAGCATTTATGGCAAGCTACAATGAAAATGGTGTCAACAGAACTTGGAGAGATAGAGACAGCTTATTTGTTGGGGTATTCCCATTTGCCAAAGTATTATAACGCCTATAGGGCATTACAGAATAATAAAGAAGATTGTGCGTTACCATTTTGCTGATGTCGGCAATATGGTAGCAGGCGGCACACATTAAGGGTGGTGGGTAGTGTGCCTATTAATTTTGCAGGAGATATAAAATGAAAGAATTTTTATTACAAACTTATACCGTAGTATTACCGATATTACTTGGCTATATAGTTTGGCTTCTGAAACAACAGAAAAAAGACAAAGACGCCAATAGTAAAGGCACAATGTTACTTTTACGAGTACAACTTATCGAATATCACGATAAGTATATGAAAATAGGTGAAATACCATCTTACGCCTATGATAATTTCGTCGAGATGTATAACGCATATCACGCATTGGGCGGTAATGGAATGGTAACTAAGATGTATAACGAAATACAGGAAATTCACTTAAAGAATGGAGGTAAAGATTAAAATGGATATAACATCAGTAACAACAGTTGTAGCAATCGTTGTAATAACATATCTGATAGGTTTAGGAGCTAAGGCAATTCCACACATTAAGGATAATTTTATTCCTATAATCGTAGGCGTTGCAGGCGGTATCTTAGGCGTTATAGGTATGTATGTAATACCAGACTTTCCGGCGAATGACATTCTTAATGCAATCGCAGTGGGAATTGTGTCCGGATTATCAAGCACAGGCGTTAATCAGATTTATAAGCAGGTAAAGAACAATGCTTGACATTAATAAGCAAGCTATGAAGTATTCGCTTCAAGGACAGACAGTAACTATTTACGAAAGAGATGATGACGGCAATATCTTATATGAGGGATATACCGATACAGAAGGTAACTTCATTCCTTATCTTGATGATGAGGGAAATAAGATACCCAAAGTCCTTGAAGAAAAAACAGGTTTTTCAGAGCCGGTGAATTTTAAAGCAAACATATCATTCAGCGGTGGAGAAGCGCAAAGCAAGGAATACGGCTTTGATACCGCTGATTTTGATGCTATTTTGCTAACAGATAGGAATGTTTTACCTATCCAAAAGGGCGACCTTATTTGGCTTGATAGCAAGCCTACATACACATCTGACAGTCTTATTGATGAAACATCAGCAGATTTCACGATTGTAGGCATTAAGCCAGCATTGTATTCAACTAAGTATATGCTTAAAGCAACTGTAAAGTAGGTGTAATATGGCAAGACATACAATTAATGTATCACTATCGGAAAAGTCTATAAATAAGGCTATAGAGCAGCTGAAACGATACGAAAACAGTTTAAACCGAAAATGCAAATTACTTGTTGAGCGATTAGCAGAATTAGGCGACAAAGCAGCAATTATGAGTGTTAATGAAAGTCCATTAGGTAGGACAGTAACATTGAGAGTTGACAGAAAGCCTATTCAAGATGGCTACCAAGCTATTTTAATTGCTACCGGTGAAACTGTTGAGGTAGAAGATAGAGAGCCATTTTACACGCTATTAGCGATTGAATTCGGTGCAGGTATTTATTACAACAGCGGCAATGATAATCCCAAAGCCAATGAGCTTGGCTTGGGCGTAGGAACATATCCAGGGCAGATACACGCTTTTGAAGATGGATGGTACTACTTAGGCAAGGATAACCAATGGCACTACACACACGGCGTTAGGACTACAATGCCTATGTATAACGCCACAATGGAGATTATTAATCAGTATAAGCAGATAGCAAGAGAGGTGTTTAGTTAATGGCAAATGCAAACGATTGGGCGATAGACCTCGAAAATACAGTCACGGCACTTGTCAAGGCTAAAACCCTAACACAGCTTAAAAAGACATACCCAAAGATAGTCATAACCAATGAAGGGGAAAACAGCGGTCAAGCAGTATTCCCGACAGTATACATTCATTTACTGCCAGCGGTTGAACAAGGGCAAACGCTTGACGGACAGACAATTAATGCATTGTTAGCAACATTTCAAGTAGACGTTACTACTAACACAAGCAAGTCTGATTGTCGCAAGGTTATGGCAGTAATTACAGATATATTCAAGACAATGAGATTTCAAGGCACATCAATGCCGGAGTTCTCAATCAGCAATAAAGTACATAAGAGTACCGCTAGATTCAGAAGAATGATAGCGGCAAATGACAGATTAATGTAACGAAGAGCAGAAATGCTCTTATTTTTTTGCGAATTTTTAGGAGGTAGACAAGACAATGGCAAGTACAAGTTATAAAGCTAGAGTTATCTACAAGGAGCATAGCGAAGATGGTTTTGCAGGCTCATATAAGTTAATGGTTGCGGCTAAGTCAATTTCAGCACCAGTATCAGCACCTAACACAGTTGAAAGCACAACATTTGAAGATGATTCACAGACATTCTTAATGGGTATCAAAACATCTGACGCTAAGACTTACACAGGAAATCTTGAAAAGGCTTATTTACAGGACTTAATCAAGGCAGAGGGCAAGCAGTTAGATATTATTCAGTTATATGGCTCTGACGGATTAGGTGCGGTTGCTAAGTACGCATTTGTCGGACAGGTAACAGCAACACCTAACGATGTTTCTGGTACTGATTCGGTACTTGAAATGACAGTAACAGCAGTTCCTAACACTTCACCTATAGAATGCACAGACAAGCTTCAAGTTGTCGAAGCTGCTGGTGGCACATTCACAGTGACAAAGGTGGGGGAATGATAAGCCAATCGACTAAATCAAAGGCTGTGTCGATTGGTGGCACAAACGCCAAAACAGCCGACTACACATCATATCTTGATGATGTAACAGAATAATTATTTTAAAAGGTAGGTGCGGTGCAAAATCCGCACCTTTCCCTATATGGACGATAGGGTGGGAAAGGGTAAAAATTATGATGAATATTAATGTAAACGGAAAAGAATACAAAGTTGAGTTTTCTTTTGGTGCGGCAGAGTGTAAAGAGATAGTGCAGAAAATGTTTTCTGTTGTTAATGGTTCTTACTTACTTGCACAGACAGATAAGAGTGTTGCACAGGCTTCTTTTGACGGATTAGCAAATATGACAGCAGATGTGCCGGAGATTTGCATTTTAGCCATTTATGCAGGCTGCATTGATAATAACCCAGTAACAATTGATGAAGCAAAGGAACTCACTAGGGCATATATTACAGAAAAGAGAAAGACAGATAAGAGTTACGGATATAGAACATTGTTTGAAGAAATTAAGAAAGCGATGGAAGATGATGGTTTTTTCGAACTGAGCGGAATAACAACGGTGTTAGAGGAAATGGCGAACAATGTGGAAGAAGCGACACAGGAACAGAAGAAGCCGACAGTAGTTCCACAGGACCACAAGAAAAAGCAGACTTCCACAAAATAATCTGGGAAGAATACTTTGTTTTAGCCAGTTCACTAGGCGTTAGTTATTCAGACTTTCTAAAAATGACACCTACAAAATTATTGCTATACGCAAAAGGCAAAAAGATTGATAGACAAAATCGAGACGCAGAAATGTATAACTGGTTTTTAGTCTACGCAATACCAGCTATTTCTTGCGGCATAGGTGCAGCATTTAATAAAGATACTCATATTGAATATCCTAAACAGGCTATTTTATCAGAAAGAACAGAAGAAAGCGAAGAAGATACCTACGACAAAGAGTTACAGCTGATGTTACTCAATGAGCAAAAATGGGCGGCACAGACTGAAAAGAGAGGACTACCGCCAACAATCCTATAAAAGGGGGTTAAAGCGTGGAATTAGATTCATTAGAAGTCAAAATTACCGGTACTGCCACTAAAGCTATCAATTCTGTTGATAAACTGATAAATCAGCTTACAAGGCTGTCAACATCACTTGCAACTGTGAATGGTTCATCACTAAGCGGTCTTGCGAATGGCGTTAGTCAGTTAGGTTCTGCTATGCAGAATATGAACGCAGGAACAGCAGATTTTACAAGGTTTGCTAAGAACATCACAAAGATAGGTTCTGTTGATTCAGTTGCATTAACTAACACAGCTACATCACTTCAAGCTGTTACAAAGGCAGTTGCAAGCATATCAGCTATTCCGCAAAATGCAACACAGGTCACAGAATTTGCAAAGTCACTTGGTAAGCTAGGCAGTAAGAGTATAGAAAACGCCGTTGTAAACATTCCAAAATTGGGCAATGCTTTAAATGGCTTAATGACAACGCTATCAAGAGCACCAACAGTAAGTCAAAATGTTATTCAAATGACTAACGCATTGGCTAATCTTGCTAGTCAAGGTAGCAAGGTGGGTACTTCTTCAAACTCACTTCAAAAGTCGCTGTATGGCGTTTCTACAAGCACTAGGACAGCAACTAAAAGCAGTTGGAACTTGGCAAGTGCAATAGGTAAGTTTTATGCCACTTATTTTATGGTAATTCGTGGCAGTAAGAAACTTATAGAAGCAATTAAGTCAACAACAGATTACATTGAAGCATTCAACTATCAAGCGGTTGCGTTTGGCAAGATTGGTTCGGAATGGGATAAGGATTACGAAAAGTACGGATATGATAATGCTACGGCATATGCAGAAAGTTTTCAAAGTAGAGTAAATGATACTCTTGGAAAGTTGTCTGGTTTAAAAGTTAATGTTCAAGGCGGTTTGCTTGAAGAAAGCGGAGCTAAAAACTTAGGACTTAACATACAAGAAGTAACACAGTACGCTTCACAGTTAGCTTCTGTTACTAACTCATTAGGGCAGACAGGCGAAGCAACAACGGCTATAACAAAGTCAATGACAATGCTTGCAGGCGATATAAGCTCACTTTTTAATGTGGACTATTCAACAGTAGCACAGAACTTACAAAGCGGCTTAATCGGTCAATCAAGGGCATTGTATAAATATGGTATTGATATTACTAATGCTACATTAGCGACGTATGCCTATAACTTAGGCATTTCTAAGTCTGTATCAGAAATGACACAGATGGAAAAACAGCAGTTAAGAGTGTTAGCAATATTAGACCAATCAAAAGTATCTTGGGGCGATTTAGCCAACACGATTAACAGCCCATCAAATATGTTACGCCAGTTCAGCAACAATATGAAAGAGGTAGGAATGGTAGCAGGACAGCTATTTATCCCAATTCTTTCAAAGGTTATGCCAGTTGTAAACGGAGTAACTATTGCAATCAAAAGATTATTAGTTGGTCTTGCTTCTTTAATGGGTGTAAAGATTGACTTTGAAAGCTTCGGACAAAGCGGCTATAAAGACACATCAGACGGCTTAGAAGATATTTCAGATGGCTACAAAGATGTAGCTGATTCAGCTAAGAAAGCTACATTATCCCTTATGGGATTTGATGAAATAAATAAATTACAGGACGATACAAGCTCGAGCAAGGGTTCAAGCGGTGGCGGCGGTGGTAGTACTATTGATTTGACAGACGATATTACTAAGGCGGCGGCTGATTATGAAGCGGCATGGAATAAAGCGTTTGCCAATATGGAAAATTCGGCAACCGAATGGGCGGATAGAATAGAAAAAGCCATAAAAAAGGGTGACTGGTACGAAATAGGTACTTACGCAGGCAAACAAATAAACAAAGGCATAAAAGCTTTCCCGTGGGAACAAACAGGAAAAATGATTACAAAAGCCATTTGTGGTGCACTGGATTTTATAAGAGGTTTCATAGATTCAATAAATGAAGAAGAGTTGGGCAGAGATTTAGTTAAATTTCTTGATGGAATAAACATTGGAGAAATAACAGTTAAAATACTTGATTTGATTATTGATTTATCAAAACCAAACACAAAGCTTTTGTGGGGTGCTTTGCAAGAAATTTATGAAAGATATGGAATGTCGGGAATTCTAAAATCATTTCTTTCACCCGGTGGAATATTATCAGTAAAATTTAATACGGAATTTTTAGCACACATTGACGACAGCAAATACGTTCAAGAAGCAAAAAATGCTATAGACAATATAAAAACAGCGGCACAAGAAAAATGGGGTGAAATTGGCGAATGGTGGAGAAATACAGCTATTGTAAATTGGTGGAACAATGATGTTGCACCATGGTTTACAAAGGAAAAATGGAATGAATTAGGCGATAACTTCAAGTCAAGTTTGCAAGATAAATGGTCTGATTTTTCTTCTTGGTGGAGTACAACCGGAATTTACGATTGGTGGAATAATCACGTAGCACCTTACTTTACAGCAGATAGATGGCGTGATATGGCAGATGGAATAAGAGTAGGCATACAAGATAAGTGGAATAATGTAGTTAATTGGTGGGATAGCAAGCCTTCACTTCACGCTATTTCAGTGGCAATTGAAGATTTTGCCGATAAAGTGAGAAATATGTGGTATAATTTCAAAGATTGGTGGGATAACTTAGGACTTAGCTTCCCACATATGAAAATGCCACATTTTGACATTGATGGTGAATTCAGTCTTATGCCACCTCAAGTGCCTAAGATAAGTGTTGATTGGTACGCAAACGGCGGTTTCCCAAACAAAGGACAATTGTTCGTTGCTAATGAAGTTGCACCCGAAATGGTTGGTACTATGGACGGAAGAACAGCGGTAGCCAATCAGCAAGAAATTACAACAGGTATTGCTAATGCAGTTTATCCGGCAGTTTACAATGCGGTTGTAGCGGCTATGTCAGAAGCTAACAACAATGTAAACATAACATTACAAGGTGACGCAGATAAGCTATTTACAATGGTACAAGATAAAGCTAACAGCTATACAAATATGACAGGTCAAGCGGCTTTTCCATATTAATTGACAAAAACATCATAAAAAGATATATTAAAGGCACAAAAGATAAGGAGGTATTTTAATATGAGGTGCAAAACAATGCTGACAGTCACTTTAATAGCAATTTGTCTTTTCGCATTGATAGGTTGCGGTCAAGGCGGACTTGTAGGTGAGGTAGTGCTACAACTTAGCAATGAAAATCAAACAAATAATCAATCTGATGGGGAGTTTACTTATAAAAACAAAACTGTCAAGTATTTAAAACACGAAGTAACAGAAAATGATTTTGGCGAAAAGGTACTTATTGTTTATTATGATTTTACTAATAATTCAGATGATAATGCTGTTTTTGATTATTCTTTTGATGATACTTGCTTTCAAAATGGTGTTGAAATTAAACACTCTATATGGCATGCCAATGATGAATCAAAAAACAGCGGAAAAGAAATTCAAAAAGGTGTTACTATAACAGTATCTTCTTCATTTGTGTTAGGGGATAGCGAAGATGATGTTACATTGGAAATAACACCATTTATATCCGACAAAAAACTTTTAGTAAAAACTCTACTATTAAAATAATTGCCTTAGTAAAATATTAACTTGTCAAAAGAACGTATCGAAAGGTACGTTCTTTTTTTTGATGCCTTGAAAGGGGTGGTATGATTGATTGACGCGGTTGTAATTGAGGGGGTTAGATTCCCAGTAGCATATAACGGCTACACATACAGCAGAAATAAGATATGGTCTAAAAATACAGGAAGAAACGATTATGGTGAAATGGTAGGCACAATCGTGGACATCAAAGACAAAGTAGAGCTTCAATTACCACCACTTACAGGAGAACAGGCTTTATTGCTTGATAATGTAGTAAGCGACATAGATAACCCATTCCCAACAGCACAAGTCCTATTTTTAGGCGGTCAACAAAAGGAAATGACAATATACACAGGAGATGTGACATATCCGTATCTTACAAGAGCAAAGAACGAAGACGGATTAATAGTCGGAGCAAAATTAAGTTTAATACAGAAATAGAAAGAGGTTACACATGAAACTTAAAACAAGCGAATTAATACAGAGATTTCAGAACTTAGATAAGTTATCACAAAATAAAACAAGCGGTAGAATTGCTATGGCTGTTATGTGCAATATTAAAACGCTGGAAGAGCCGTATAAAACGGCGTTACAGGCTTTTGACGATTTAAAAAAGAAATATGCCGACAAAAACGATAAGAACGAGCCAATTATCGAAGATAACCGCTACAAAATTTCAGACGAAAATCTTGAAAAATTAGCAACAGAATTTAAAGAAATTAATGAACAGGAAATTGAAGTGCCTGACATGACAATGCTTCCTGTAAATTCTTTTGATAATTGCGAAAATATAAGCCCAGCAGAGTTATACAGCATTGAATTTATGATTGAACATTAATTTAAACAAAAAGGGCGGTGTAAAATGAAAAATTTAAGCACAGCTATGACAGAGATTGTTAAGGGAAATAGTGCAAGGTACTATTCTAAGTATGTTGTTGATGGAAAAGAACATACTGAAACGCTTAACAATTTCAAGTTCCAAAACATGATAAATCCCAATAACGAAATTACGATAGGTAACACTTGTAGTAGCAGTGTTACTTTTTCTATTTATATGCCAACAGTAAGTCTTGAAAATAAGGAAATTACCATATTTGAGGGTGTTAAGGTTGGCACAGAAATTAAGTATATTCAGTTGGGAATATTTACAGTTACTAAGCAGACAAGTGACGGAGAGTATACAAGTTATGAAGCATACGACAGAATGTATAAGGGTGATATGCCTTACTTCTCGGATATGGCATTTCCTAACACAGATAAAGCCATTCTTAATGAGATATGCGGCAAGTTAGGTATATCTTTAGCAACAAATATAGCCACAACACATACTATCAGCGACAAACCACAAGGATATACCTATAGAGAAATTATCGGTTATATGGCTATGCTACAAGGCTGTAATGCGGTAATTAATTCTGACGGAAACCTTGAAATAAAGTGGTATAAGGATAGCGGCTATATACTTGACGGACATAAGTATTATCAGCAAGGCGTTACATTCACAACGAGCAAAGATTTTATCATACAGAAGCTGACATGTAATAATACCAAGAGTGATTCCACAGAACAAAGCGAGATTACTTCTGGTGACGGAGCAACAGGGCTTAGTTTTGCCAATCCGTTTATGACGCAGGCAATTCTTGATGAAGTCTATAAAAAGATAGGTGGTTTTACATTCAGACCACTTACAGTTAAGTTTGTTGGTGATTACCGACTAGAAGTTGGTGATATTATAACTGTCAACAAGGGTGGCGTTGATTACAAAGTGCCTATAATGCAGATTATGCATGAATGTGACGGTGGCTTAATGGATACCGTTGCATCTATAGGTCAATCTGACACGGAGAATACAAATGTTGCTTCTGGCCCTATTACTAAGCAGATGGAGCGTTACTACGCAAATTTATTAGTTGTTAATAAGGCGTTAATCAATAAGTTAGATGTAGATACAGCCAAGATTACTTATGCGACAATAACCAATCTCACAGCTGTAAAAGGCGATGTTGATTACTTAAAGGTAAATAATCTTACAGTTGACAAGGCAAATCTTTTATACGCTTCTATAGAACGAATGGAAGTTGTCGAGGGGCAAATCCGAAATCTTAATGTTGATGATTTAAAAGCTCAAGTCGCAAATATCAATACGCTTATGTTCGGTTCTGCAACCGGCGGAAGCCTTACAACAGAATTTAGCAACAGCATTGTTGCGAATATCGGTGATGCACAGATAAAATCTGCAATGATAGAAAGTATAGCCGCAGATAAGATTACAAGTGGGAAGATTTATACAAACCTTGTTGAAATCCTAAGCGAAAGCGGAAATCTTGATATAACTGACAATACGATACAAATAAAAGATGATAAAAAAGTTACAAGAGTTCAAATAGGTAAAGATGCCAATTCTGACTATAACATGTATGTCTGGGATAAAAATGGCAATCTGATGTTTGACGCTTTAGGACTTACTGAAAGCGGCATACAACGTGAGATTATTCGCAATGACATGGTATCCCAAGACGCTAATATATCTGCAAAAAAGCTAGATATTAATAGTCTTTTTGATGTTATCAACAATGACGGAAGTCATACATTAAAATCTAGTAAGATTTACGTTGATTCTGACAATCAGACATTAGATGTTGCATTTAAACAAGTGACAACCAATGTTGAGTCTGTCCTTAGTGACATAGGAACAATTAAGAAGAGCATTAATACTGTAATAGACACTATATCTACACAAGGCACACAGATAACAGCAATACAGGGGCAGATAAGTTCTAAGGTATGGCAACAGGATATTACCACCGCTGTGGCTGATTTACAGATTGGTGGAAGAAATTTATTTCAAGGTACTAAAAAATTTGTATTTCAGAATGTTATCGCACTAGATGGTGTTGGTAGTGGTATTGCGACGGAAAAATATAAAGGTTTAACAGTGCGTGTAAAGACAACCCCTTGGAACTTTTACAGACCAACATTAACTCTTGAAGCGGGAAGGTATGTGTTTTCTTCATATGTAAAAGGAAAATCTAAATATAAAGGTGATATTCGAGTAACAAATGTGACTGAAAACACAACCTTGAATGCAAACGCATTTGATATAAATAGTGAATGGGAGAGACAATCACTTACTTTTGAGTTAGCGAAAAAAGCAAATGTAAAATTTTCACTTGAATCAACAGGAAGTGGCGAGATTTATGAATGTGGCTGGAAACTTGAAGAAGGTAATAAGGCAACGGACTGGACGCCAGCACCAGAAGACATTGATTCCAGCATTTCAACCGTAGAGGGAAAAGTAACAACAGTAAGCAATCAGTACACGTCTTTAAATCAATCTTTAACAAGTCTTACTGCGACCGTAAACAGTAATACAACAAAGATAAGCAAAAAAGCAGACGGAAGCACAGTTACAGCTTTACAGGCGAATGTTACAGCTTTGACGGCGGATTTGAGTGGATTTAAAACAAGCGTGAGTAATACATACGCAACTAAAACAAGTTTGTCAGATTATGCAACGGTAACTGCCATGAACTCTGCAATAACTCAATCTGCCAGTTCAATTTTAACTACAGTAAGCTCAAATTATGCTACAAAGGCTAGCTTAGAGGTAAAAATAGACAAAGACAAATTGATAAGCGAGATAAATGCCAGTGCAGACATTATAACGCTTAAATCGAACAGGTTTGTTTTAGACAGCGCTAATGCGAAGATTGCGGCGGATGGAACTGTAAATTTCACAGGTGGAACTATAGGCGGTTGGAGTATTTCTTCAACAAAATTAAGTGGTTCTGCTGGGCTACAGAGCATATCAATTAACAAGCCGTCATCCACGTCAACAAAAGTTATAAGCATAGACCACATAGACACGACAGCAGCGGCGACATATGTAGATGATTTTTATGTTACGGCAGACGGTAAGCTTAACGCATATAATAAAGTTATTGTTGACGGAAGCGGCAAAGATGTAGGTTCATATATTTTAATGGAAACTTGGGGAAATAGCGGTGATAAATTTCAAACAAAAACTACAGGATTAGAATACTATACTTTAGATTTGACAAATCGTAATTATATTAAAATTCAGCCAGAAGGCATATATTTTGGTAATGAGAACGAAAGTACACATAGAGGAGCAGTGTTTTTAGGCAGTACCAATAATATAGTTTCTACATTTCATCAATATCAAGTACAGAATGAAAACGGTGTTATTAAAGGTTGGTTATCAGACAAAGTTTTTACAATGCAAGATGGCTGGAATAATGACGCAATATATGCCGATTGGAACGGAAATTTTAAATGCACCGGAACAAAAAACAGAATTGTTCAGACAGAAAATTTTGGCACCGTTGCAATGAACGCTTTTGAAACCGCAGGGGCTTATTTTGCAGACGTTTGTTCGGGTAAAATTGCAAGTGACGGAAAATGTGTCGTTTATTTAAACAGAAAATTTATTGAAACAATAGACTGTGATTGCGAATATCAAATTTTAATTACAGCAGTTAATAAAAAGTCTAATTTATATGTAGTTAAAGAGCGAGAGTTTTTTACAGTATTTGGAGAGCCTGAAACATATTTTGACTGCATGATTATAGCAAGACAAAAAGGATACGTTACAACTTATGCAGATGAAGAAAAGAATCTTAATATCAACAGAGAGGAGGTGAGTGTTTATGGCAATAGTTAATAAAATTAGCAGTTTTACAAGTCAAACAACCGCAGAGGGGGAAAGAGTAGATTTTACTTATACACAAATAGACAATGATACAGGTAAAATTAAAAAAAATAATCAACATGGCAACGTAATTCTTACAGATGAAAGTTGCATAAATGCCGTTGGGATTATTAAAAATAAGTTACTTAAATCTATAGAATAATTGGAGGTAAAAGGTTATGTTGAACATTACAAAAAGCATTTCAGTACAGGGAACAAGTATGATTGAAGAGAACGGAAGTAAAGTTGCGGTTATGTATTTATCCGCAAATAAGAGCACATGCGAAGCCGATTATGAAGAATTCAAGGCGGAAGTTGACAAATTAATGTTACAATGAAAGTGAGGTATGAAAATGATTAAATTCGGAATCGACACATCAAGATGGCAGGGAGACTTTGATTTTAAAGGTGCAAAGGATAATGAGGGTGTAGACTTTGCCATTATCAAGGCAGGCGGTGCTGATGATGGCTTGTACGAAGATAGAGAATTTGAAAACAGTTACAATAAGTTGGAAAGTGCAGGAATCCACAAAGGAGCCTATTTCTTTGGTAACGCATTAAGTAATGATGAAGCTGTAAATGAAGCTCGATATTTTGCACAGCTTTTAGCAGGTAAATCATTCTGTTATCCAGTGTTTTATGACGTTGAAGCAGGCATGGTTACCGGCAACGACCTTACAGACATTATTATGGCGTTTCTTGATGAAATGAGAAATGCAGGATATAAGAATGTCGGCTTATACTCATATGAGAACTGCATTAACAATTATGTAGATATTTCAAGAGTAAAAGAAGCTGGTTATGCCGTTTGGGTAGCAAAGTATTCAGATGCAGAACCTAGAATTGCCGTTGATTATGATATGTGGCAGTTCGGCGGAAGTGTTAATTATCTTAGAGACACGCAAATTAACGGACAGACAGTAGACCAGAACTATTGTTACACTGATTATTGCACAGACCATATCGTTGAAGAAATCACAGTACCAGACTATGAGCCAGTGCCAGACACTAAGTATCATAAAGGCGATACAGTTAAGGTTATTAACGCTATTCAGTACGATAATGGCGAGCCATTCGGCACTTACTATGACGAGTACAGCGTTTTATCAGCTAACGGCAGAAGAGTTGTTATTGGCATTGACGGCGTAACCACCGCTGCTATTGACGAGGATAACATCAGCCTTGTTAAGTGCATTTATGACAATGACAATGACGTCAACACGGATACAGTAAGTCGTGGTGACGGCAAGAAAGTCAGAGTGCTTGATAACATTGATTATGACGGCGTGAGATTTGCGACATATTATGATGAATATGATGTAATTGAAGAGGACGGAGACAGAATTGTTATAGGTATCGGTACAACAATCACAGCCGCAGTAAATATTGCTAATCTTGAATTTGTCGGCGGTGCAAGTTCTGATGATACACCTACTGATATCCCATTTAGCGGAGACATTGAAGAGGGCAGTACTGTGAGATTTGTCGGCGATACTGATTATGACGGCACACCTATTAAGGCTTGGTTTGATGAATACACAGTATCAGAAAGAAATGGAGACAGGGTTGTGCTTGTGCGTGACGGAGAACTGTTTGCCGCGGTCAATGTAGCTGATTGCGAACTTATTTAAAAAACAAAAATACAGGTCTTGCTTTAATGTAAGACCTGTATAAATTAAAAAATTATTTCTTTTCTTTTAACATTTTCTCAAATGATTCTCGGCGTTCTTTTATATTTTTAAGCCATTCAGATTTAGAATCTTGCGATACCAGCTTATTATCTGAAAGCGAAAGCGATATTTCAACGCTTGAAAAAGCAGCAGAAAGCGTTTTATCATCAGCTTGTTTTTCTGCCAAATTTGTTAAATTCTCCATTTTAGTGCTTGCTTCTTTTGCACTTAAAGTTCCATTTTCAAAATCATCAATAATTTTAATCGCACTGTCTATCATTTTCCTGTCACTTTCAGAGTAACGATAATCGTTAAACACTCTAAAATAACACAGTAATACAGCAACGATAATTATTGCAAAGAAAACTATTGCGGCAATTATGCTTGTTTTGCTTATCTTTTGCTTTTCTTCCATAAAATAACCCTCCGTTTTTTGCTTGCATTATAACATACCATTTTCAAAATGTCGAACGCTGTCGCAATTTTACGATGTTATATATTAGAAATTTTAATATTCAACATGTATAATAAACATGTCTTCAAAAGAAGACACTTCAAGTTCTGGCGTAGTGGTACTGTTTAATTGGCGTTGGCAGTGCCACTACATACTTGACAATATCAAACATATGTTCTATAATCATGTTATCGCTACTAAATAAATGTGTGGGTTCAAAGGGGCAAAGTTATGAGTAATGAGGATTACAAAAAGGAAATTATTGAAATAGTAGAAAATACTAACGATAATGCAATATTAGAGTATATGTATAAAATAATAGCAGATATAAAGAAAACTAGTGCAACATAATGTTGCACTAGTGCACTTGAGAGAATAAAAGATTTTATCGCAATTTCATAAATCGTGAGTATTAATTAAAGTTCATCATAAGCAAGTAGTCCAAGTTTAGTAACAGTTACATCTTCAAGGGTTTGGGTGATGTAGCCTTTATTACTAAGTTCTCTCATAAATGGCAACATTGAAATCATGTCAACGCCAAGACAACTGGCAATGTCGGCATAGTTAGTGTTGCCATTTTTATCTCTTTTCTCTACTATAGTCTTTAAAAAATCCTTCGATTCAATCATTTATTACAACTCTCCTTTAAATAAATTAATTAAGCCGAGGACATATTCTTGCTTTTCGTCACTTAACTCGAAAAATGTTTTTAATGAGTGTAATAATCTTTTGTCATTTCTAATTTTAATCCACAAATCAGCTTGTTCAGATAAAATAAGCTGTTCTTCTTGGCCAGTTCTTAAATATTCGGCTGATACGCCTAAATATTCAGCAATTTTTCCCAATCTATCATCTGGTAATGTGCCTTTACGCAACTGACCTATATATCCGTTAGCAAAACCACATTCTAATTCTAATTTATGTATTGAAATCTTTCTTTGTTTGCATAGGTCTTTTACTCTTTCTACCGTGTTCATTTGTGCTTTCCTCCATTTTTTAGAGTTTCACCTAAAAAAGGTGTTGACAAATTAGAGAACACTCTATATAATAAGTTTAAAGGTTAGGGAAAAGCCTAAAAATAAACTTAAAGGGAAGTGTTCTCAAAATATGTTTCTCGACAATTCATATATTAGAACTTTCTCTAAAGATTGTCAAGCTTTTCTCTAAATCTTTATCAAATAAAGAAGGGAGAAGTCTATGTTTTATCAAAATGTTGTCGCTTATTGCGAAGAAAATAATTTATCAATACACGCATTTGAAAAAAAATGTGGTCTTGGTAATGGAGTTGTAGGCAGGTGGAAAGACAATAATTCTTTACCGGCGTTAACTACAGTACAAAAAATTGCAGAAGCAACAAGAATCCCAGTTGAAAAATGGATTAAATAAGAAAGGGTACGTTTATGGAACTTCAGATTTTTAGTAATTCAGAGTTTGGAGAAATCCGAACCATTACTAAAGATGATGAACCTATGTTTTGCTTGGCTGATGTATGCAAGGCATTGGAACTTACACAGCCATCAAAGGTTAAGGAAAGACTAAACTCAAAGGGTGTGAATATTATTCCTACCCTTACAAAAGGCGGAGAACAGAAGCTTTTGTATATCAATGAAAGCAATCTTTACAAGACAATCTTTCAGAGCCGTAAAGAAAGTGCAGAGAGATTTACAGATTGGGTTACAGGAGAGGTACTTCCGTCAATCAGAAAGAATGGCGGCTACATAGCAGGGCAGGAAACAATGTCTGATGAAGAACTTATGGCAAAGGCACTTCTTGTAGCCAATAACAAGATAGCTGAAAGAGATAAGATAATCGAACAGAAGCAGGCAAGAATTGAACAGATGAAACCTAAAGAGATTTTCGCTGATGCAGTATCGGCAAGCCATACCTCAATTCTTGTTGGAGATTTGGCAAAGCTGATTTGTCAGAATGGTGTGCAAATCGGACAGAAGCGATTGTTTGATTGGTTGAGAGCCAATGGGTATCTGATTAAGAGCGGCAGTTCTTACAATATGCCTACACAAAGGTATGTTGAACAGGGGCTATTTGAAATCAAGGAAAGTAACCTTATTAATCCAGATGGAAGCGTAAGAATTACACGCACGCCAAAGGTAACAGGCAAAGGACAAGTTTACTTTGTTAATAAGTTTTTAAGTAAGGGGAATGTTTATGAAAAATGAATTACAAGCAACACCACAGTATAGCATATCAGTAGAAGAACTGATAGCAGAAAGAAACGATTTAGAAATCTCTATTGCGGCATACAAGAAAGCAAAGAGAGATAGCAGGATAGCTGAATATATATGGATGGTATCAGCAATGCTACTTGCCATATCAATGATAGGTCAGCTTTTATTTTAAGAAAGGAGTTTTAGCAGATTGATATTTATTATTTCTGAAAAAGGCGAAAGAGAGCAGATTAATGAGGTAGAAAAACTTGAAATCCTGTCTCACATTGGCAGAAGAACAAGTTGCCTCTTAGGAAGAAATAAGCATTGTGAGCCATTAAGAAGCATGGTTGTAAGAGATATTTTAGGGCAGTTAAAGCACGAATTCGGGTGTGGTTTGAGTGAACTTAAAAAGAAGTACATAGCAGACACTCACGATTATATCGACTGCTACGAACTGCCTACGATAATGAAAGAGAGATATAAGCTATGATACAGGTAAACGAGAGAGAAATAACAATACAGGATTGCATTGATATGTTTGAAAAGAAAAACATGTATACAGTAATTGATGGCGGCAAGATTGTCGGATTTGTAAGTACAACAGAATTGAAAGGGGAAAAATAAAATGATAGAAAATAACAAAATTGAATTATGTGGAGTTATAGCAAGTGTTCCAGAGCTTAATCACAAAACTTATGGCGAAAATTTCTATGGTTTTTGTTTAAGCTGTTCCAGAAAAAGCACCGAAAAGGACATGCTGCCAATTATTGTATCTGACAGATTGGTAGAAATCAAAGATTTACAGGTAGGTAAAAAAATATCAGTTAAGGGACAGGTGAGAACCTTTAACAAGCATATATCAGATGATAAACGCAAACTTTTAATAATGGTGTTTGCTAGGGATGTTCGGGAGATTGAAGAAGAGGGCGAATCAGCCCCGGAATTCAACAACAATGTTAAATTGAACGGTTATATTTGCAAGCCGCCGGTTTACAGAGTAACACCTAAAGGCAGAGAGATAGCTGATGCATTAATTGCGGTTAATCGTCTGTATGGCAAAGCAGATTACATACCATGTATTACATGGGGGAGAACTGCAAGATATACCGGCAATCTTGATGTGGGTACTCGCGTTGACGTTGAGGGAAGATTGCAAAGCAGAGAATACACAAAGAAACTTGATGATGGCACAGAAGAAATAAGAACAGCTTACGAAATTTCAGTAAGTAGAATAGAAGAAAGCGAGGAAAAATAATAATGAATGATAAATTTGAATTAACAATGCATGGTGCAATTTCTGATGTTGTGACAGTGCCGCTTGCGAGATATGAAGAATTGATAGATTGCGAGACGAGAGCAGAGGTGCTTACAAGTATGGCAAAAGGGCATTCTGTAATTAATACAGAGGACGTATTTAGAATTCTTGGAGTTACAGACTGATTTTTATAAGGAAAGGATATTGTTTATGAGAGCAACTTTAAAAAGGGTAGTACTTGAAAATTTCATGTGCTACGCACACGCAGAGTTTGATTTTTATGCCATTACAAAGATTATGGCTAAGAATGGCAATGGCAAGTCAACTATTGCCACAGCTTATCTGTGGTGCTTGTTTAACTGTGATTATGGGTTAAAGGATAATCCGGTTGTCAGACGTGAGGTTGACGGAAAGTCCGTTGATGGTATGGACACAAGCGTTGAACTCACACTTGATGTTGATGGAAAAGAAATCACTATGAAGAAAGTGCAGAAACGTACTTATAGCAAAGATGGCAGCAGCTATAAGGACGATAACAAGTATTTTATCAATGATGTGCCTAAGACTTTAAAGGATTTCAACGCATACCTTGATGTTGATATGAATGTATTCAAGATGTGTAGTAATGTAAATGCTTTTCTTAATCAGAAACCGGCAGAAATGAGAGAATACTTATTTGGGCTTGTAGGAGATGTTACAGACCTTGATATAGCTTCACAGAAAGCCGAATTAGCCGAGTTAGTTCCTTTACTTAATAAGTATACAGTTGAAGAATTATCCGCTATGAATAAGGCTACTAAGACCAAGATTACAAAGGATTTGCCTATTCTTGACGGACAGATTAAGGAAAAGGAAAGAGATATACAGCTTAAACAGGCTATTGAAGTATCTGACCTTGAATTGCAGAAAAACAGCCTTAAAGAACAGATTGAGGACTGCATAGCAAAGCAGACTGACAATGACAAGTTGATGGCTGAATATGACAAAGCTAGTTCGGATATTCTCAATCTTAAATTCGAGCTTAGCGATATGTCACGCAAGGCTAATGAGGATAATGTTAAGGCTAGAAGAAAACTTGAATCACAGATTAGCAACCTTAATTATGTGATTGAGGATAGTAAGAAATCAATCAGCAACACAGAAAATGTTGTTGGCTTTGATAAAGACAAGATAACTGAATATCAGAAAACACTTGATGATAGCAGAGCTGAATGGAAAGCTGAAAAAGAGCGTGTATTTGACGAGAATAACTTTATTTGTCCTTATTGTAAACAGGAATACCCAGAGGATAAAAAAGAGGAATTAAGGGCAGATTTTAAGGCACATAAAGAAGCCGAACTTAACAGGATTACTGATAAGGGCAACACAGTTAAGAAAATGCTTGATGAAGTCAAAAGATTGTTAGTTGAAGCTGAACAGGAATTGGCTGACAGAAAGCAGAAGTTAGAAAAGCATTTAGTTGATTTAGCAGACCTTAAAAAGCAGTTATCAGAACTTCCGCAGGAGATTGATGTATCAGCCACCGAAGAATGCAAGGCACTTGAACAGCAGATAGCTGAAAAGGAACAGGCTATGCACAAGGCTAATGATATTTCGGCAGTTAAGGCAGAATTAAAAGCACAGGAAACAGCTTTAAGGCAGCAGTTAGCAGAATGTGAAAGCAAGATTGCAAAGTCTGATACGGCAGCAGACGAACAGCGACTTGAAGAATTAAGGGCAGAACAGCGTACACAGGAACAGAATAAGACCAATGCTGAAAAAATCCTTGATTTACTTGATGAATTAGACAAGGCGAAGAACGAAGCCTTGACAGAAGCGGTAAACAGCCATTTTGGGTTAGTTAAGTGGCAGTTGTTTGAATATGCTAAGAACGGCAATTATAAGAGTTGTTGCATACCTACAGTTGACGGAAAGAGCATTTTAACAACTATGAGCAACAAGGGTAACAGGATTTTAGGCAGAGTTGATATTTGCAACTCCATTCAGAAGATTAGTGGCATATCAGTACCAGTCATTCTTGATGATACGGAAAACTTAGATAAAGAAAATCAGAAAAGGATTGCTGAAATGGTGGATAGTCAGTTGATTATGCTGATTGTTAATGATAGTGAGAAATTAGAGATTGTCGGACAGATTTTAAGCGGGAAAGTGGGGAAAGCTGATGAGTGTAAAAGGGTATAAAGCATTTAACAAAGGAATGATATGCAAAGGCAAGCGGTACGAAGAAAATACTACTTATGAAGAAAACGGAAATGAAATATGCGAAGCTGGTGTAATGCATTTTTGTGAAAATCCATTTGATGTACTGAATTATTATCCGCTTATTGATGAAAATGGAGATATTTCAGATTTTGCACAAGTTGAAGCCATTGGAGATATTTATAAAAGAGAGGATAAGTCGGCAACAAACAAGCTACATATTGGTGCAAAACTTGGACTTAAAGGATTCATCAAGGCTTGCGTAGATTTTACTATTGAAAAGACAAGAATTGAGCCTGCGAAAGATAACGAAACTGATAGTGGTGGAAATTACGCACAGATAGGTTCAAGTGGAGATTCCGCAAAGATAGGTTCAAG